GCCGGGTGTACGGTGCTGCCCTTGATGGCGTACTCGTCAATCGGCGCCAGGGTCGCGGCGGCGGTCGGCAGGCTGTGCTCGACGATGGCCGGAATCAAGGCTTGCGGAATCGGCGCATCGCCCGGCAGGCGATAGGCTTCACTGATGCTCAGCAGGCGGGCCAGGTGCGCGTTGTCTTCGACGTCGCAAACGTGGCGGCCCTGGCTATCAGGCTTGAATTGGTAGGCAGTGGTGCCCAGTACAACGACGGCAGGCGGATCACGACGAAGGATGCACTCGATAAACATAAGGAGAACCTTTAGGAGTGGGTACAAAAAAGGGCCAGCCTAGACCGGCCCTTTCGGGTGCGTAACGTCCTGTTACTGCTTGGTGTACAGCAGCAGGTCGATCACCTGCGCGGCGCCAACAATCGATGCCGTCTGTACTTTCAAGCCGATAGAGCGGTCACCGGCAATCTGTGCGATGCGGAAACCAGCCACTTTCGACATGCGCACGCTGACGCCATCGGCGGCACCGGCAAACAGCTCGTTACCACAGGTGCGCGCCTGGTCGGTGTCGCCCGGAATGCTCGACATGATGCCGACATCCAAGGTCGCCGTACCGACGTCATCGGTCACCAGCGTGGCGTCCAATACGGTGTGGTAAGCCGGCAGGATCGCCAGCTCGATGATGTCGCCGACGACCAGCGTGACGCCAGCCGGGACGGTGTAGGTGTAGCGCTCGCATTTGACCGTGCCGGATTCTTCCGAAACCGGAGCCTGACGCTTCAGCGCACCCCACGAAGATTGAACAATTGCCATGATTTACGTCCTCGGATTAGGCGTTAGGGTCAACGCAAGCGGTATCGAGGGACAACACACCGAAGTCACGGGAGTTGAAGCGGGCCTTCTTGATGCCGAAGATCGCGCCAGCCGCTACCGTTGGTTCGTTGTCGTAGTCCTTCATTTCTTCTTTCCAGCTCCAGCGCAGACCGCCCTGAGTGCCGTAGGCCACAACGCCCGCTTGACGGCCCATGAACAGGGCGCGACCGGCGAACACGTTGGAACCAGCGCCGTAGTCGCTGAAGCGGATGCCGTTGCGGTGTTCGTGCAACACCACGTTCTTGACCATGCCCAAGCCACCCTTGAAGATCGGGTTGTTGCGGCCTTCGGCAGCGGCGGCGGCTTTCTGGATGTCGATCCAGACCGAGCCCGCGGCAGTACGCAGGTCGTGCGCCTGGAACGGGTTCATCACGCAGACGTAATGCTCTTCACCGTCGATGGACACCGGCACCATGTTGGCCGCTTCCGGGTCTTGCGCCTGCAACATGGTCGCTTTGACTTGCGCCTTCTCGACCAGCAAGGTGCTCATCTTGTCGCCCGCCACCATCGACGCCTTGGAGGTAGCCGCGCCGCCGTACAGCAGGTGACCGGTATCCGGGGCTTGAATGGCGTTGCTCGCGCGACCGGTGTAGTCGAGCGGAAACAGGAAGTCGCGGTTGATACCACGGGCGCCCGACAGGTAGATGAACATCAGCTCATCGTAGAAGCGCGACCAGTAGTCCGACAGCAAACGCTTGGCGTTGCCGCGCAGGTTCAGGTTGGTACGCTTGCGCGTCATGGCGCCGCCAGCCGACACGGCGTGACGCACCTGATCGATCGCTACTTCGTCGGTGTAATACTTCTGGCTTTCTTCCTTGCCTTCGAGGCGCAGATCGCCCTCGGTGGCTTCACCACGCAGCTGAACCGACAGGTCGAAGGACACACGGTCGCCCGGATCGCTTTCGAGTTCGGTTTTGCGCTGGATGATCGAGTTCTCGTCGGTGCCGACGAACTTCTTCTCGAAGTAGGCTTTTTTGATTTGATCGACGGCAAGGCCGGTCGACCATGCTTTTTGTGCTTTGGGATCGCCCCAAGCGATGACAGTAGAGCCCATTTGGCTACCCTCGTGTGATTGAGTGAATCAGTCACATAGGCAGCTCCTGCGCTCTACGTTGGTTTGATTATCGAACGGGCGGTTGATTTTTGCAACCGCCCGCCTGTATCAGCTGGCCAGCAGGCCTTGACGCAGGAACTGCGCCGGGGTGCTGTCCTCTTTGACGCGGGCAATCTTGACGCTGCGGTCGGCCTCAAACGCGACGCGCGCATTACGGCCTGATTTGTCTTCGAGGGTGATGATGACGGCGTGCGGGCCTTCGCCAATCTTCACACTCTCGCCGGGCTTGAGGTCGAGTCGCAGCATGGGGTTAGGCTCCTGCGGCCAGGTATGCGTTCTGGTCGGTTTCGCTCATGCGGGCAAAAGCGGCTTCGCGCTGGTCCGGGTTCATCCGGTTGAGGTGGGCGAAGCGGTTCTCTTCAGTCATCGCCACGTCCGACGCCGGCACACTGGCCAAGGTTGGTGGCGCGTTCAGCACCTTCGGCGGGGTGAGTACCTTCGCGGCCGGGACTGCGGCCTTGGCGGCCTTCGCTGGTAACACGCCTTCCTTGACGCACAGGTCATAGGCCGCTTGCATGATCGCGGTCGCGCCCAAGGTGGCGTTGGCCGGATCGCTGGCCACTTGGATGACCGCCTGATTCAGCGTCTGGAAACGCAGGTTGCTCGGGTTGTTGGGAATGCTCACGTCACTGAGGAACGTGTTGATTTCCTTGGTCCGGTCGTTGGTGATGCGCTGATTCTCCAGATCGCTGGCAATCTCGGCGCGGTCAATCACGCGCTCCAGCTTGCGCTCTTCCTTGTTCAGCGTCTCCAGCTCGGCGTTCATTTCGCTGGCGGTCAGGTCGCCGTCGTCGAACTTGGCGGTGATGGCCTTCTTCTCGTCGCCAATGGCGGCCAGGCGCTCGACCGTCCCGTCAGGGATTTGCGCGATCAGCACCGGCTGGCTGGTGCTGGTGTCCGGCGCTGGCGCGGGTGCCGGCTCTTCAGCGGCAGCCAATGCGGCAGCGTCGGCGGCGGCCTTCTCTTCGGCGGTTGGCTCGACTGGTGGCTTGGCAGCGGCAGCGGCGGCAGCCAACGCAGCGGCAGCATCAGCGGCCGCTTGGGCGTCGTCGGCTTCCTGCTGGGCCTTCTGCTGCATCAGGCCGGCATCTTCCGGGGTTTGGCCCTTGCGCACCACCTCATCGATGTTGAACACCGGGTCATCGTCGTTAGCGCCGTCAATCTGCGCGTTCATTTCAGCCAGGGCCGACACTTCATCAGCGGTCAGGCCAGCGTTTAGGGTTGCTTCAATCGCCATGTTAAAAACCTCGGGTCAGTAGTGGGGGTGTCACGGGATTCATTGCGGGCCACCGGGCAGCGGAATGCCCTGTTTCATGGCCTGGGCCGGATCAGGCGCTTGCTGCTGCTGGGCCTGCTGGTCCTGTTGTTGCTGCTGCATCTGTTGCTGCTGCTGATCCTGCTGGGCCTGGGCCTGCTGTTGCTGGGCGGCCTGCTGCTGTTGCTGCTGGGCCTGGACGTTCTGCGCATCCTCTTCGGACTTCGAGACAAAGCCCGACTCATGCAGCAAGGCGTCGGCCACTGGCAAGATCGAGGGGTTGAGCATGGCAATTTGCGAGGCTTCGACGGCCAGCTGCTGGGCGGTGACGCTGGAAAGCACGGTGTCGACCATGGTTTTCTGTGCGGTCGTCTCGTTCTTGGCCGACTCGGAGTTGATCTTGCGCAGTTGCGCGGCGGCCATGTCCTGCGCTTGCTTCTGTTGTTCGGCCTGGGCCTGCTCGGCTTGCAGCTCTTCCGGGGTGGGCTCGGTGGCGTCCGGGTCGCGCATGCCAGTGATCTGGCGAATGCGCTTGACCATTTCCTCGCCGTTCGGCAAGTCCATTTCTTCAATCAGCAGATCGAGCAACACCAGCTGAATTTGTGGCGGCAGGTTCGGCATCATTTCCGCCAGCTGCTGCGCCTGCGCCTGACGCAAGGACGCGCGCCATTCGGAGTCGGAGATAATGAAGTCGGCTTGGGTGCGGGTGATGTCGTTCTCAGGCAAGCCGTCGTTGATGTTGATGAAGTCCGGCGTCCCGCGCTGGTTGGTGATGCGGAACTGTTTCTGATCGGTGAAATACTGCTCGCACAGGCTGAGGGTGATTTCGCCGTCGCACTGGAAGGCGAAGCGCAGGTTGTCGAACAGCTTCGAGGTGGACTTGCTGCCCTGGTCCTGACGCGCCTGAATCGCCACGCCGGATTTGGCGTTGGTGGTCTTGCCCATCTGCTCGTCAGTCACGCCCGAGACGGACTGAATCATGTTGATGGACTGGCTCATGATGCTCAGGTGCGCCGGGGCCAGCTCGCGGTCGACGTTGATCGCCAGGTCGTGACCTTTGCGCTTGACGATCACGCCATCCGGGCGGGCCACTTCATCCATGAAGGCCGCCATGTCCGGCACGGCACCCTCGTCCATGATGGTTTTGTTGGTCGACAGGATGAACAGGGCTTTCGAGGCGCGCTTGTTCACGTCGTCTTGGATGTCACGCATGGCGCGGATCATGCCGTAGGGCATGTTGTCGCGGCCACGGCGGTAGCCCCAGACCGGGATAAACGGGAACTTGTTGTGTTTGTACGGGCTGCGGCCCATGTAGCACATGCCGCTGGTGGTCATGATGCAGACGTTCATGCTCATCATCATGCGTTCGGCGACAATCGACTGACCGCCTTGCACCAGGGCTTGGTGATTCGGGTCTTGCGGGTCGAACACTTCGCCCGAGCGCTGGCCGGCGACGATCTTATGCACGCGCTCCGGCTTGCGGAACCACACTTCGATCATCCGCACGCGCTTGCGGTACACGCTGTGGTCGGACATGCCACGGCCGAGCGAATCGCGCTCGTCTTCGGCGAAGTCCATTACCTCGTCACCGTTGGCGAGGTCAGTTCCGTAGCGCTCGCTGGTGCTGGCCGAGCGCTCCAGCAGCTCCTGCCGCTCGGGGAACATGGCAATCGATACATCCAGATCCACCCACTTGATGCGGATCACGTAACGCGCATCAGACAGGTCGAACTCAGTGGACGCGCTGTCCCACAGGATGTTGCGCCACGACTCGTAACGGTTATAGATCGGCTCGCCGTTGTCACGCTCGGTCACGCCGCTCTCAATCCAGCCGACGCCGACCTTGACCGCATCCTCAAACGAACGCGAGCGGTTGAACGGCGTGCGGTTGACGTCGCTCAGGTACTTCATCAGCTGGGTTTTCTTCAGCGCGGGCGCCGCGTCTTCCTTGCCGCGCGGCAACACCTTGAAGTCGGAGCGGCCGCGCTTCTCGCTGCCAATCACCCAGTTGATCGACTGCGTGATGACGTTGTAGCAGATGGCCGCCTGGCCGCGATCCTTCAGCTCCTCAGCATCGGCCTCGGTCCACTGGTCGTTGTCGTAGTAGTCCTCGTCGATGGCCTGCTGGATGCGGTTCTGGTTCTGCCGGTCCAGCTCATGCTGGTAGAAACCGAGCAGCTTGCCATGCAACTGGTGGTGATCGGGGTCATCCAGCGGGTTGATGGGCGCACCCCCTACCTCTTCGAACTCGCCTTCAAAATCCTGGCCAACGCGCGAAGCCAAGCCTTTCTTGATGCGGGTGTGGTCGTCGCTGGCCAAGTCAAACACGGGCGATACTCCTTAGTAGTGGGTGTGCAATTCGACGGTGGACTGACGGCCTGACGACATGTCGGTCAGGGTGGCGTCGGCGCCCACGAACGAGCCCAGCACCGGGCGCGGGGGCATCTTGATCAGGTCGAGCAGCGAGCCATGAATCGCCTCGGCGATCTTGTGCGTGCGCTGCATGTCGTCGCTAAAGCCCAGCAATTGGCTGAATTCACGCGCGCGTGTGAGCAAGTAACGCGGCTCGTCGTACAGGTGTGCAGCAGAAAGCGCCACACAGCACGGCTTGGAGCGTATCGACACGCCGTCGAACATATTGATTCGAAAGGTCGGCACCAGGCACAGCACCGGCTCGCACTCGTCGATGTCGGCGCCGTACCACGTCCCGATGATCGTCAGATCGCCGAGCACACGGGTAAACGAGCGGTTGGTCAGGTCGAGGACGGGCTTGTTCATTCGCTGCCCGCCATAAACACAAGACTGTCGGTATGGTCAGCCCACGCGGCGCGATAGGTTGGAATCCGTTCGCCTTCCTCGATTTCCCGAAGCGACGGATGAACCACCAGAAACGACAGGTCGTTGCGTGACACGGGCATTGGTGGCGACACGGCACACTCTTTCAGCGCCGCCAGTGTGCGCGTGTCGCGGCGGTCGACAACGGCATAACCTCGGGCCGACTTCGCCAGCGGTGGCTGCTCTTCCTTGGCTGCGCCCACGATCACCCAGTCTTCAGCGAGCAGATCGCCTTGGCTTGGCGCCCAGCCGGGTTGCATGTCGCCCTGCGCATTCTTCAGGCCGATACAGTCCTGCATCGAGTAGGCGTCGCCGTCGTGGCGCATCACCGCGTTACCGGCAAAGATCATGACGAGAAACTGGCCTTTGCCGTTCCAGCCGGCACGGGCCACACGCTGGCGGGCCTTGATGGCGCGCAGTGCGTCGCCGAAGTCCATGGTTTGTGCGGTGGTGGTTGTCATTTGCCACCCCCGAACTTGTTGGCGCGGTTGTTGAGGATGCCCACCAGCAACACCATGGTGTCGGCCTGCATCTTCATTAGGCGCTGCTCGTCGTCATCCAGCGAGGCGAACAGCGGGGTATGTAGGAACGCTTCCAGCTTGGTCAGCCGGTCGGCGGTCTGCTCCAGCTCGGCAACGAGGCGCTGCTGATGCGGTGGCAGGTGGCCAACTTGGCCTAGGGCGACCGATGCGGCCTCGAACTGCGGCGCCGGGCTCCAGTTGGTGTAACCGTCCTCGTACTTCACGGCATAGCCAGGTTCGTCCTGACGCGCTTGCGCCCAGGCTTGAACGATCTTTGTGCTCACGTAGTGTTGCGTCATCAGGAAACCCTCCAGCTCTTACGGCTGCCGCGAACGCTTGCAATGCTCTTCTGCGGGCCATGATCGATAAAACCCTGCGCGTGTTGGCGCAAGGCGTCGGCGGCTTCGGTGTGGCCGTCCTTCAGCGGGCGGTCGCTCCACGTCTGCGTCTTGGTGTTCCAGGCCTTTTTGTACAGCTCGATGTGTGCGAGGCCTTCCTTGCAGTTTACCTCATCGAACCAGTAGGTGCTAAAAGCGTTACGCGTGGCTTGAATGCCGTGCTGCAACTCACTGACGCGCTGGACAATTTCAACGCGGCGCAGGCCGAGGGCTTCGAGCATTTCCTTGGGTGACTTGTTGACGTCTTCGCCTTGGCGGATATGGTTGCCGTCGTGTGGCAGGTAGTGCGTGCCCCACACGTAGCCGGTCTTTTGTAGCTCGGCGACGTACCACGAATAGGGCTCGGTCCAGTTCTCGATGAAGCCAATGAAGTTATCGCGCTGGCCCACGCGCTGGTGCAGCCAGATGGCCGCGCCGTCACTGCTGCCGATGTCCCAAAAGGTATTGACCGGCACGCTCGGGTTGTAGGCGACGGTGGTGATGCGCTTCTGTTTGCGCGCGGCAATCAGCTGCATCTTGTAGTAGGTGCCTTCGGTCGACTGCTGAAACGCTTCCTTCGACGTCGACGGGTACTCTTGCCACATGCGTTCATCTTGGCCGCCGAACAGTTCGTCTCGGGTGGTGATCCACCACGCGCGCTGTTCAAGGCTGAGCACCTTGCCGAGCTTGCCTTCCAGTTCGTCGAAGTAGCTGTGCTCCTTCTGGCTGATGATCACGCCAGCCGGGTCGCACTGATAACCGTCCTCGTCGTGCCACGGGAAGAAGTGAAAGCGGAACTGCTTGGGGCGCAGCTTGGCGCCCGATTCGTGCAAGGCCTCGGCACGGTTGGACTTGTCGAAGAAGTCGCCGCCACGGCCTTCAGCGGTCGACTCGATGAAGATGATCCCGGTGTCGGGCACGGCCGGGAACGAACCGGTTACCACCTCTTCAGCCTTTGCCGGGTTGGTCGCGCAAATCTTGCCGTACTCCGACACATGCAGGTAATGGATGGTGTCGCCGCGCATCGACGTGCCCACCTGAATGGTCGAGCCGTTGGCCAGGGTCATTTCCAGCATGTTGCAGGTCTTCAGCGGCATCGCCTGACGCAGCACTTCGGGCAGGCGGTCATAGGCGAAGCGGATCTTCTTGAAAATCTTCTTCGCCGCGTCCTCGGTGTGGGCAATCACCCCCAGGTTGCGGTTGGGCGAGAACAGCGCGACGTCGAGAAAGTAAATCTGGATGAAGGTGGTGAACCCCAGCTGTCGGGCCTTGAGGATCAGGTTGCGATACCACAGGCGCTTGATCAGCACCGACTGCGCGCGATTGGGCTTGAACTTGACCACCACGTCATCGTCGGCGTCGTCGTCCTCTTCGCCGGGCTTAACCTTGTCGGGGTCTTTGGTCTTGATGTAGTACAGATTGGACAGGCGCCAAACCGGATCGGCCAGCGCCTGCGTGAACTCGTCCGGACTCATCGCCTCGATGGGCTTGTAGGCGATGGCCGTCATTACAAGCCCTTCTCGATGGCCAGCAAGCGGATGGCGCGCGCATCTTCCAGCGCGTTATGCGGCAGCTTCGACACGGCATCGAGGTCGCGGCGCACCTCCATGGTCAGCGGCGGCGTGGCCATCCGATAGCCGGGGCCGGTGATCAAGGAAGCGCAGAAGTGGGCGATGTCCTCGGGCCAGTCAGCCACGATATGCACGCGCTCGAACTGATTCAGGTAATCGGACAGCTCCTGCTGGAAGATGTCGTAGGCGATAGGCAGTTCGACCAGCACCGGCATGACGTGCTCTTTCACCCACGGCTCGGGATCAGCGCAATGCAGCACGTCGTAGAACTCGCGGCCGTCCTGCGACACCAGCGCCATGCTGATCAGCGCACCATGGAATCCGTTGAACTCGCAGTCGATGTACAGGTTCATTGGGAACTCCAGTCGCGCAGGGTCGCGCGGCGGCCGGGATGGGAGGCCCAGCGCTGGCGGTCACTCGGTGTTGCGAAGTGGTCACCCTGAATGTGCGAGCCGCAACGCGAGCAGGTGAACACCACGCGGTCGCCGATCTTTACGTGGGTCTTTTCCGACAGCGCCACCGTCAGGTCGAACCACACGCCCAGCTCATCGTCGTGGTAATTCCAGTGGCACAGCAGCTTTTGCCATTCGCGTAGGAGAAAAGCGCAGGCCAATGCCCCGCGCGACTGCACAGATTTCACGTAGGCGCGCGCTTTATTCATCATCGGCCACCGGTTTGAGGACTTTTCCGGCCATTTGGGTCATCAGCGCAATCAGCGGGTTGGTCGGATCGACGCCGAGATTGATCTTGTCGTTGAACATCCCAAGGTGACGGGCGATGTGTTCGAGCGCCTTCGCTCGGTCCTGAATCTTGACCTCGATGCCGTACTTGGTCTCTTTGGCGGTGTCGAACAGCAGGCGCGCCGCCGGCGACAGGGTGCGGGTGTCGGCCAGCTGGACATGCGGGAAGCCCTGGCCGGAACACTTCGGGCATTCAGATGCAGGCGGGCGCGTGGGGTTGTAGCCATAACCGCCGCCATCGCTGGGCTCTTCACCTTCGACGGCGAGCGCGCATTCCTTCTCGTACTCGGCCGGATCGATCCATTGGTGCAGGTGGTCAACGCCGTAGCAGTGACGGCAGCAGCGGATGTGGATCGCGCTTAGCTCGGTCGCGTCGGCACTGGCAATGTCCCACCAGCGACGCAGCACCTTGTCTTGGGTAATCCCGGTGCGCTTTGCCCGTTCGTCCATTGCGGTCTTGACAAGTGCCTTCACCTTAACATCGGCAAGCAAGCGGGCAGCGGTCACCGTGGCCGAGCCAGCCGCATAACCCGCACGGATCGCCGCCTGCGCACCGTTCAGGTCAATGATGTACTCCTGCACGAACGCATCACGCCGGGCACTGGGCCGCGACGGACCGGGGAGCGTGCCTTTGGGCTTGCGCTTCTTCGGGGTCTTGCGCTTGGGCGGCGCCTTGGTCTTGGCCGGAACGGTCATGGATAGCCTCGGGTATAGAGTGGAAACAGTAGGTTTGATTATCGAACCGTTGCGAGCACTACGCAACAGGCACAAAAAAGCCCCGCGGTTGAAGGCGGGGCTCTTTGGGTGGCGCGGTGACTCAGGACAAGTTGACGACCGGCTCAGCTGGAACCTTGACCGAGGCCATGATGAAGTGATTGCTCGATGCGCGCAGGTTGGAACTCAATGCCTGGTCGGTACCTTCGCTGCCCGTTCGCCATTGGGCAAGGGTCAGCTCAAGGCGCGCAGTGGCAGCCAGGTGCATGTCACCCATGCGGTCGAGCGAGGCAGTCAGGTAGCTTACCGGTCGCTCCATGGCGAACGTCGACGGACCGAAGCACGCGCAGAACATCAATACAGCGTAAGTGACACAACGTCTCATCATCGTAGCCATTGTACTGCTCCATCAGGTTTGGGTGGGTAAAGGTGTTGCAGGTGGCCGGTGCTGATCCCCGGCTTGCCTCTTGCCTACTGGCTCTGCGAGGTAATGATTCGTGCCCATCAGCCTGGGCGTTCATCTGCATCTGTATGGGCTCTCGGGCAGCATCCGAGGTCATTCCGCTGATCAGGCGGCGCATTGGCTTATGCTAAACCCATACAGATACAGCCTGGACTTACAGCGGCACAAACTCCCGCGCGGGACCGCATCCCAGGACTGACACTGAACACAAAGGGCTGGCGCTCAACTCCAGTTTCAGGGCGGACTCACAGGAGACATTTACCTCCACCCTCTCATCGCGCACTCGGTCATTGTCCGCACGGGATTAACCAAGGCTCCTTCCGACTTAGCGCCTAAGCAGGGCGCTTTCATCTGTATCGGTAAAGCATGGCAATAGGGGGCGTACTTACCCGGTAACGTTTCCCACCATTGACCGGATTGGTAAGAGTCTAAGCGGCGCCGCTATATCTCTCTCAGCCATGCTTTCCGATAAAGACGATTGCCGCATGTGCGGGCTGGCAGCTGGGGAGCCGCGACGGTACTTCAGGACACTGGCAGGCACGGCAGGATTCGAACCTGCGACCAATCGGTTAACAGCCGACTACTCTACCGCTGAGCTACACGCCTGTAACGCTGGTGCCACCACAAGGACTTGAACCCTGAACCGACCACTTACAAAGCGGCTGCTCTACCAATTGAGCTATGGGGGCGAAACGTGGTTGCGAAGGCAGGACTCGAACCTACGACATAGTGGGTATGAACCACCTGTTCTACCAAACTGAACTACTTCGCAATAGAGTGGTTATTGTAGCTAACCACTCCAGGTATTGCCATTACTTCGCTACATTTCGAGGGCTGAGCGCACTACGCAATCAAGTGATTCGAGCAGCTTGCGCAAGGCCGTGGATTTCTCCGGGCCTTCCGGTAACAGTGCGTCCAGGGTATTGGCCATGTCCTCGAATGGCTTGGCAATGGCGCGCAGTTGAATCGGCAGGTGGGCGGCCTCGAAGTGCTTGATGATGGGGCTGGGCATTACTTGACTCCCTTGTGGTGATCGATGCACACGCGTTTGGCTGCATCCTTGTCCTGCAACGGTGCGCCGATAAAGCTACCGCGCAGGCTGGGGCGAAAGTATTCGACGCCGGCCACCCGGTAACGCGCGATAACGTAGCCTTCGGCGCTGCTGATGGCGTGCGGGCCTGAGCCTTTCCAGTTCATGAGCGCAGTTCCTCGTCCGGATCAAGGCCGAACTCGCGGCACAGCGCGGTGGCCACGCCCGAACCCACGGCGAACGCATTGCGTACCAGCACCCAACGCGGCGCGCCGTACTTGCTGCGGTACTTGCTCGGACCTTTGACGTTATGCATCACGCCCCAGATCAGGTCGCGCAGTCTTAACTCGCAACCGGACAGCGTGATGTTGCCTGCGGCCTTCAGCGCATCGTTCTCGGCGAGCAGGCGCAGCACATGGTCGTGCATCGGCTCTACCAGCATGAGCGACTTTCCGGCCTTGAAGTCCTCGATCTTCTGTTTCAGTTCGCTATTGCTGATCATGCCTTCCCCCGTGCCAGGTAATGCTGGCCCCGCTTCTCGCTGCCGTTGTGGAACACCAGGCGCGCATCGGCGCCCTTGATCAAGCGAATCACCCCGTCCGGATCAGTGAACACCACCTGAAAGCCCTGGGCCTGGCGCTCGTTGACGGTCTTTTGTTGGGCTGGCGTCATGGTGTCACCAACGGTTTTTCAGGGAACGATGCCTCGGCCTCAGTGCGGAACTTGATCGTCGTGCCAGCGCCGTGACGACCTTCAGACCAGCTGATGCGCTTGCCGCAATAGCAACCAGTGGACTGCGACAGGTCGAAGTTTTGGCGGAATTCCAGCGTGATGCCGGTCATCTTGTGCTGCCGCGCCAACGCAACTATGGCTTGCGCGAATTCGACATCATGATCAGTAACGGCCGTCATTCCCCGAACCCCTTCAGCAAGACCTTGAGCTGGTTGGCCTGGGCGATGATCGCGGCGTCGGCCTCACGCTGCGCCGCGACCGACAGTGCCACCTCTTCCACGCGCAGGGACAAGGCGCGCAGGCGCTCGCTGAACTCACTGGCCAACAAGGTCAGCTCGGTGGCGACGGTGGCGAGCAGGTCCAGCGGGGTGACTTCGGGTTTCTTCGCGGTGGTGGTCGGCATGGCGGGCTGGCTCGCTGGGGTTGGTTGTTGGGTTGGCGCTGCGTTCAGACGCAGGAACGGTTGCACGGGAACGCGCTGGTAATAGCCGGTGCTCGGGAACTTGATCAGGCCGACGTCGACCATATCCAGCAGACAGCCGCGAACGGCATGTGACGCAATGGTCGAGCCCGCCGCGCGCATGGCCTTAACGATGTCGTTCTCGGTCCATGGCTCTTGGATCGGCACGCACTCGAACACCTTGCGCGCCACGCTGCTTTGACCTTCCAACAATTGCCGTTGCCTCGATTCTTTCATCAATGGGAAATGCTCCGTGCTTATTGGTTGTTATGGTTGAACGTCAAAGATCGGCTCTTGGTGGAACACGCTGATGGCCGGCGACTTGCGCTGGTCCGGCTTGGCCGGCTTCAGCTCGTCGGCCAGGTAGTCGCCGAACACCCACAGCATATTGGTCTTGACCGTTCGCAGACTGATCGGGCGCAACCCGGTCACCAGCGCCGGGTAGTAGATGTTCCAGGCCGCGCCGAGGGTGATACCGGGGTTGGCCTTGCAGGGCTCGCGCCAGTCAGTAATGGACGTCTTCGCCCGCTCGAACATCGCCAGCAACTGCTCGCGGGTGATGGTTTCAGCGATGCGTTTAGCGTCGGCCTTGTTCATCACTTCACCCCCAGGCGGTCAAAGAACGATCGGTTATCCAGCATGTAGCTGCGTAAGCCACTGGCGATGATCGAAGCCACCCGCTCGCGCTTCATGCCCTTGAAGCTGTTCGGGCTGAACGCGTAGGACATCACGCCGCCAGCGGTCTTGAAGCGAATGTGCATCATCCCGCGCACGTCGCCGAACTGCTCTTGAATGTCCGTGCGGATCGCTTCCAACGACTCGAAGCGTTGCACCATGTCGACCACCTCTGAGCAGGCGCTATAGATCATACGGTCGTAGCGGTCCCGTGGTTGACTGTGCGCCAGGCACAGCACGTCGACACCTTCGCGCAGCGGCTTAGTCACAGGCGGTAAGGTGACAAAGAACTCGCCAAGCACTTCGCGAGTCAGCTCAATCACGCCGTTCAGTTCATGTACGCGAGCCTCAGTCGCACGCAGCTGGTTGCGGCCATTGTCGTACATCCGCTCAAGGACGGCTTGGTCGCTCCGCTGATTCTCGATCTGCGCCACCAGGGCGCGCTTCTGGTTACGGCCGAATCGTTTACTCACTGGTCAGTCGCTCCATGAACTTGGCGTAAGGGGTGCGGCCGAACGGCTTCCACCCCGCGTCCTTGGCCTTTTGCGTCTCGGCGCGGAACACGTCCATCAGGCTGCCGGTCACTTCCACAAACTCTTCGCGATGGGCCTGGCGGATGTTGGCCGCCTGCTCGGCGCCACGGCCTTGCAACACCTTGCACATGCGGGTGCGGACGTTGACGAAGTAGCGCGTCGACAGTTGGTCGGGATCGCCGTCGTCGGCCAGCAGGGTCAGGCGCGCATCGCTCTGCCTGACCAGTTGGTTGAAGTCCTGGTTGTTCAGGACGGGCACCGGCACAAACCACAGGCCGGCCTTGGTATAGGTCTGCGCGACTTCTATCGCCTTGCGCAGGTCGGTAGGGCTTGCTCGATTCATGACTTCAACTCCAGCAGCCTGGTGCGCGCCTTGTCCATTGATGCCTGGCGCCTCGCCTTTTCGGCTTCCAGGTTGTCGAACCATTTCTGATTTTCTGCAAGGCCGCGCTCGATGCTCGATATCTCGCTCTTTATTTTATCGTCGGCACTGCGGGCAACCACTGCCGCATTGATGCGAGCGGTCAGGGCTTCAGCGTCTGACGCGCCGTAGATACGATCAACCTTGAACCCCATGTCATGCCGTGCAGCGATGTCGCAGCACTCAGCAATAACGGCTTCTTCGGTATCGCCTTCAGCCACGCCCTCGTCGGTGTAGCGCCCGTTTTCGCCCCAGTAGTCGAAGTTATGAATGACGGCGATCATTGCGCGCCCTCCTTCAAGGGCCACAACCCTTCCTCGGTCATGATTGCCATCAGCCGGGTCATTACCGGGTCATGTTCGGCCTCGTCGGTGACGGTAGTTTCTTCCAGCACCTCCAGCTCGGCAAGGCCTTGCTCGCTGATACGCTCAAGCACCTCTTGATTGCGCATCAAGTACCGGCCGAAGCGATAGCGCTCGCCATCCGTCACGTCGACGCCGGTGGCGGGGCGGGTATCAATCCGGCGCAAGTGGGCGGCGGCATTGTTCAGCAACTCGAACACATGATTATCGGCGCCGGGCTCGACGTCGTTGAACACTTCGGCCAGTGTCAGCAGGTCACGGACCAGATCGCTGTCGCTCGGCAGGTGCTCGGCGTTATCGCGCAGGCTGTCGAGCTGGTCGCGCCAGGTCAGGGTCGGAATTTCTTGGGCTTCCAATTTGCGCTTTTTGGCGAAGCCATCAATGCCGCTCAGGGGATTGATGATGTCGGACGTTCGCAGGTGCCCGGCGAAGTCAAACAAGGCGCCGAGAATCACGGCCTCGGGGTTGGTGCTCTTCATGGTGATGCCTCTTGTGGGGTGCTGCGGGGTTTGATTAGGCCGTGTTCAATCAGGATGGCCCACTGCATTGCAATCCAATCTTCAAAGCTCATTCATCGACTCAAAATTAACGCAAAACGAACCTTACCATAATTCGTCACCACTTCAACAGCTTTCGTCTCGACAACCGTTTATTTCGTGTTTTTTTCATTCCCTCTATTGTGCGCGCGGGAAAAGTTATCTACAGTTTCCACACATAAACGCACTACAGAGGAATCACCCGCATGAGCGCCGCCCAAAAGAAAGAATCCCGCCGCACCCTGGAAGCCCAAGGCATTGACTTCAGCGCCGACTTCCACGCCCTGCCCGGCGCCCAAGTGCAACTGCTGATCGACCGCGCCAAGCATGACAAGTACAAGGCGCCGGCCGATGCCAACGGCTCGACCGCTCGCTACTTCTTCTATCGCCTGGCACGCGGCAACAAGTAAGCCGACCGAATCACCACAAGCCGCTTAATTGCGGCTTTGCCAGTACCAACACTCCGACAGGACGCCCGCCCATGAATATCAGCCAGTTTATTGAATCCACCGAAGCCATGCGCCAGGCGCACATCCTCGGCACGCTCAGCGCGGCCAATGTGCAGCATGGGATTGAAGCGCTGGTACTGCTGTTCTGTGCGCAACCGGACGCGGCCAAGGTCGACACCATCGACTCTAATCCGCGCCTGATCGTCAAACCGGACGCCGGCCTGACGGTTCAACAAATTGCGTGGGCCGAACAGCATGATTGGTTTCGCTGGCCACACGTCAGCGCCGGCGTCAGCGGCGTCGTGGTGATCGAGCGCCAGTCGGGCGGCCACAGCGAACGCAAATGGTTTGGCGACTTCCAGGCGCTGCGCGCTTGGGCCGGCTACTAATTCACCCAACCCCACCACCGAGGCATCTGCACATGCACACCACCGAATACACGATCATCCGCGCCAATGGCGACGAACAGGTTCACACCGTTGAACTGCCGGCCGAACCGGATTACTTCCAGCTCAAGGCGGTCATTCAGCCGATTATCGGTGAGCACAACGACTTCGAGCGCGTCGCCGTGCTGCACGATGGCCAGGCCACGGATCTGTTCGTTGATGAAAATGGCCTGCTCAAGGGCTTGCCACGCAACGAGCGGGCCACCGCGATCTACCGTCACAACTGGCTGACCCAACACCCCGGCACCGACCCGGAAACCCTGCCGTGGATTGTCGGCGTCGCCGTGCTGTTTTCCCGTCGCGTGTGGTTTTAAGGAGCCATGAACATGATCCCGACCGCCGCCCGCCACTTGATCGACGACCACCTGAGCCAGGCTCGCATGGCCGCGTGCAACACCTTGGCCGAGCGCCTGCTGCACGCCGCCGAGTCCATGTTGAATTTCGCCCTTGCCGCCAACCTGCTGAAGCCGCGCGAACATGCGAATGAAATCGTACTGATTAGCCTGGTACGCGCCCAACGCCACACCTGTACCGCCTAACCCTTGGAGACGCCCCGGATGAAATCGCAAGCCACCCGTCTGACCCGTCAAGAAGCCGCGTATTGGGACCACTGGACCGATCAGGGCCACACGTTCCAACCGGGCGAAAAGCCGCCGCTGTCGACCTTGACCGCGCCCGCGAACATCATCCGGCACCCGATCCGCGACGCCGTGCTGGGCCTGCTTATCATCGTCGGCGTGCTCGGCGCGGGCGCGTATTGGCTGGCCCGCGCGGCAAACTTGCTCTAAGGCGTTTGAGGTCTGCGCTTTCCACCGAGAGCGCTTCCCTGAAGCACCCACCACCGAGGCATCGAGCAATGAGCAGGACACACAGCGTTTACAAGGGCGAACAGAATGGCGTGATCGTCTACATCGGCACCACCGTTCAAGAGCCGGCCGCGCGCTTTCGCTGGCACAAGGCGAATGGCAAGCCGTTCACCTTCACCGTGCTGCGCACCTTCGACAACGCCCAAGAAATGCTCGCCGAAGAGTTTCGCCTGATCCAGAAGTACAAACCGAAGTTCAACAAGATCGTTGACCGCGCGCAGAACTTCAACGGCAAGCTCAATGCTGAACAGCTCGCCGAGCGCAAAGGCTTGGAAGGCTGGTGTCAGACCTGCCTGAAGCGCCGCGTCAACAAGGGTTACACCACCTGTTTTTATTGCAACTAACCACACACACAGAGGCATCCAATTATGACCATCGACAGCCGCGCCCACAGCCCGGACAAGCTCGTCCCGCCCGCGCCCTTGCCGCACGTCAGCCGCCGCGCCCTGCTGCGCGTTAACGACCCGATCGCCATCCCAACCGAATGCCGCTACTGCGCCAACGGCGTCGACCTGGTGGAAAACAGCGCGATCTACCACGGCCGCACCTTCGGCGCCTGGCCGTATGCCTACCTGTGCGACTGCTGCGGCGCTTACGTCGGCCTGCACCCGGACACCGACTTGCCGCTCGGCACCCTGGCCGACCAGCGCACCCGCGAGGCGCGCAACACCTGCAAGAAGGCCTTCGAACCGATCTGGCGCGACAAGCACCTGAGCCGCAAGCAGGCCTATGCCTGGCTCGCCGACCAGATGGGCCTCAGCAAGGAGGATTGTCACTTTGGCTTGTTCGAGCCGGCGCAGTGCGAAGCGGCCAAGGCCTTCAGCCTGGAATACTTGAGAGCCGCCAAATGACCGCCGACGACAAACCGCGCGTGCCGCTGTACATCCCGCCGCCGCGTAAACCGATCGACCCACAAGAACCCAACGACGAGTACGAGCCGGACGGCGATTTCGGCTCGGATGACATCGAACGCTCACGGAGCCAGCGCTATGACCGATAAATGTGAAATGTGCGCAGGCACCAAGGTGGATACCGTTTTTGGCGGCCGCTGCGAGTGGTGCGACGAAACGGGCCAGGTTGGCGGCTTGACGCCGCTTCCCAACGGACCGCTGGCGATGCTGCCGGCCATGCTGGACGCGGTTAACCATGGCGTCGGCGTGATGTTGATCAGCGCTAAAGGCGCCGAGCATGTGCCGCTGAAAGACTTCCGGCGCGACATCCCGCGCTACAAGGGCATGAACGTCGGTTTGGACAGCGATTGCGTGCTGGCGTCCGACTTCGACGCCGCCCAATCCGAGCTAACTGCGCTGCGGGAAGAGCTGGCCGAAATCAAGGAAAGCTTGGCATATCGTGGCAGTCTGTTGAACCGGACTCGCCTGCGTGCAGAAGTCGCCGAGCAGCGGAATGCAGAGCTTGAGAAAAATTCCGCTCGCTATATCTGGCTGCGTGACAAAAGCGAGTCAGTGCATCAGTTCTACCTGAGCACGCCAATCTGGTTTACCGGCGTGAAGTTCAACCCGGAGAACGTCGACAGCGCTATCGACGCCGCCATGACCAAACCCACCGAATCGGGAGCAAGCGAAGACAAATGTTCAGCCTGCTTCGGCACCGGGTATGCACACATAAATGGCATGTGCGTAGAAGGCACTTGTGAGGATTGTAGAGGGACTGGATATGAAGAATCGGGAGCAAGCGAATGAGCAGTAAAATTGAAGTGTCGCGGGAGCTTGCGGAGGAAATTCTAAAAATCCTGGTATTGGACGACTGGAAACAGGCTGTTCCGCTTGCTGCAATTCTCGCCGCCCCTGTCGTCGAGCGCCAGCCGGTGGCCCCAGCATTCACAATGCCATCAAACGAAAACAGCTATGGGTTCGGCTACGTTGACGGAACCTGCATTCAAAGCTTGCGGGGCTATCGCGATCACCTTGAGGAAATTGTCGACTCAATCCCAGAGGGTCCACTGTTCACCGCCCCGCCCGAACTCGCCGAACTGCAATCCACCATCGCACGGCTTGAATCGAAGCTGAACAGGGCGATCAGCCTGGACTTCGAACGTCGCGAGGAAATCGCCCAGCAGGCTGCGGAGATCGAGCGGCTGAAGGGTGGGCAGGGTGAGCCGGTAACGCACACCATGAAGACGGTTATGCAGGCATACGAGAACGCCCAAGCATTGCATCTGTCAGGCACTTCTAATTTCTGCGCCGTCATGGCTAATCACCTGAATAAGCAAGCCTCGCAGCCCGCGCCGGTATCGGTTGTTCTGCCGACCCTCGAAGACTTTGCGGACTCTGTAGAAAATATCTGGGGGTTTGGTCCTAGTCAGCTTTTCTTTCTGGACGGGGAAGACCTGAAGCGCATATGGCTTGAATGCCTCGACAAGCTCAAGGAGCTGAATCAATGAATGAGCCAATCACTATCGAATTCGTCGGCCGTGTGGTCGAAGGTAACGACGGACTGGAAGCATACTTTGACATCGAAGGCGGCATTGCCGCGCTGGAAGCCGGTTGCTCGCTGTTTGCCAGCGTCGACCTGCAAAACGCCGCGCTGACCGACGAGGACGGCTCTTGCGAGGTGTTCCCGATCACCGAGGCGGTGACCCTGATCGCTGAAGTCACCAAGCTGCGCACGCAGTTGGAGCGCCTGCAAAAACGCGCATGGGCGGTGATGCAAGAAGCACTGGACAGCGCCGAGGTGCATCCGTGTGACGAACACAGCGAAGACGTCAAGGCGCGGACGCTGGCACCGGTTTATCAGGACTTGTATGCCTCACTGGTCGCAAGAACGATCTACGTCGACCAGGGTAAGCCGGGCGGCGACATGACGGCGACCGCCACGTTCAGCCGTGAAGGCGACAAGCTAACGCTGATGAGCATCGAGCACAGCGATCCGCAAGTATGGGCGCCAACCATTACCCTGTCTTTGGAAGAAGCCCGCAAGCTCTACCCAGTTCAAGATGAGCCACCCTGCCGGCATGACTGGTGCCAGTCGTCAATCCATGATGCGCCGGACTACTGCACCAAATGCGGTGAAGACAAGCCGGAGTTTGATGATGTCTGATCGCTTCCCACGCGTAGTCGGCCGGCGCAGCGGCATTGATTGCCGTATGGGCCGCGCCGACCTGGCGCTGGCTTACGAAATGTATCACTCCGGCTACATCTGGAAGCACATTGCGATTTACTTCGGCGTGCATGACCGGACCATTTACACCAACATCAAGCGCTGTGAGCGCGACGGCCTGGACTGGCTGAAAAAACCCTAAACCACCTGGCGCCGCCTTGGCGCCAACATCAGCACCGCCAGCGCGCCCAGCATCCACCAGGGCCGACTGGCGGGCTCTACCTGCCAGTAATTCACCCCCATCGCATGGGTCAGCGCCACATACCCCGCCAACACCCCGTAACCTTTCACGTAATTGATCATGTCTGTTCTCCTTCGGTGCCGCCCCTCCCGACGGTCCCGGCTCGCCCAGCTAGTCATTTTCCTGTAACGCTCTGAGAGCGCGTTTAAGCTGCTTTGCGCCCTATGCCGGTACATCCGCCTACCTGAAGCGCTGTTAATCGCGCCTGTGTGGCAGCGGCAAAGCCTGGCAGTGACGTTATACCACTGCCAGGCACCACCTTACTCGCCTTGCATCCATTCCGGGGCTTGGTAGTCGCCGCGCGGTAGATCGTCATCCTTGGCCACCTTGGCCCGGTAGCTGCCCCAGCCGAAGGCGATCACCCCGCCGCCACCCTCGAACATGCGATCCATCACCCGCTCGCCCAGGTACGCGCCCAGCTCGGCCTCGTCCAGGTTGGACAGGATCAGCGTCGGGCGCATGTCGTTGTAACGGCGGTTGATCAGGTCGGTGATGATCACTTTCTCGTAATCGGTGCCGAACTGCACCCCCACCTCGTCGAGAATCAACAGGTCGGCCTCGGCAAAGCTGCGCATCACCGTGCGCTCCGATTGATCCTTGTCGCTGTAGGTGGCTTTGACGCGCTGGATCACATCGAACACGGTCACGAACAGCACCGAGGCGCCGTGATTGCGCATCACCGCGTTGCCGATGGCACAGGCCAAGTGGGTCTTACCCGAGCCAGGCTTGCCGCAAAACACGAAGTTGGCCCCCAGTTCCATGGCCCGCGGGAAGTTGGTCGCGAACTTCTGCGCGCGCTGCAAGGCCCGGGCCTGATCGGCGTTGCCGTCTTCCAGTCGGTAGTTCTCGAAGCTGCGACCGATAAAGCGCTTGGGAATCTCGGCGCCGTCGACCAGTCGGCGCATGTGCGCAGCGCGCTTGCCGATCACCGCAGTGCGCTGGGCCTTGAGCTGGTCCTGCTCCTTGGCGTCCATGGCTAACTGGTCACACTTAGGGCAACGGCCCTTCATGCGCTCGGCCAGGAACGCCGGCACCGGGTTGGTCCAGTGTCCGCCGTGCAGATCGCAAACACCGGTCAGTTCCACGATGTCGATGCGCACCGGCTTCAGGGATGGCGTGCATTCCGGGCATTGGCCCTTGGCCTGCTCGGCGCTGATGCGCGGCACTTCATGCGACCACGCGCCATGGGTTTGGCACATGCCGCGAACACTTATCAGGGTTAGGTCGTCCATGGGCTCACTCGTCGTCCTTGAAGATATCAGCGAAATCGTCATTGGCGGTGCCCTTGTATTCTTTGTCAGCGAATTCGGTGGCGAACGGCGATTGCTTTGGCGCTACCGGTGGCTGGTCGGCCTTGGCGATGAAGCCATCGATCTTTTCCGCATTACGGAATATCAAGTGTAGACCGTTGTATTTCTCTTTCCGGTCATTGGCACCCATGTGAAACGGCGATACGGCGCAGCCATCGATGGCACGCTTCAAGTCTTCAACCGCGTACATGCCCAGCGCTTTGACGATCAGTTTCCTGCGGTTGTCGTCCATCTTCGAGCGTGGCGAACTCATCGCCCAGCGCCAGTGATCGAAGATGTCCTTCACCAAAACAGCCTGTGTCGGACAGATTGATTCTGGTTCCGGGGCGACCTCTTGCGGAGCAATGTCTTTAACCTTCTTTGTATTCCCTAAGTATGTATTACTTCCCTGCGTGTTTTCCGAAGGGGGTTCTACGTGTTTTCCGAAGGGGTTCGCCGTGTTTTCCGAAGGGGTATTCGGTTTATCGAAGGGGTTTAACAGGCGGATTCGACGCTCGACAACACGCTTGCCGTCGCGGATCAGCTCGACCGTCACCATGGATTTTTCAGCCAGGCCACTGATGATTTCTGATACCCGCGAGTTGGACAGACCGAAGAACTTGGCGAAGTGGGCATTGCTGGCGTAGCAGCCCTTCACATCATCCTGAAGGCTCTCAATTTCAACCAACATCACCTTTTCAGTGATCGACAGCTCACGGTCAAGCCATAGCTCGGCGGGAATCCACACGCCTTTGAACTTGCGCTCAATGCTCACGGTATCGACCTCCGCACACGCTCAAGGTAGCCAGGTGCATGCAGGTTCTGCTCAAACCACAACGGGTTGAACTTGTCGACGTGGCCGGGGTTGCGCGCCTCTCGCGCCATGTCGCTATCCCATAACGACAGGCACTCACCATCACCCTCGATAGTGCTTATGATCAGCGACAACGGAGCTTTGAAGAACTCACGCGATTCTGATACGCGGTAGTTTTCCAGCGCCTTGTGTACTGTCTTCTCCCATGCAAAGGCGTTCTCTACTTCGCCATAAAACGCCACTTCATACGCCACGGGGACGCCAGTGCCGCGCGATAACTCTTCGGCGCGCTGGTGTGGAGAGCGCTCGGTTGCGCCAACCTTGTACACGCCTGGCATTGCACTGCTTTGCAGGATGTAAACGAAACCGTACTTGCTCATGCTGACACCCCGCTCAGCCGGTACTCGGCCACCTTGGAGGTGCCGCCGTCGCGATTGGTCACGGTGATCATGTTCGAGGTGATGGCATGGCCATCGTCTTTGAGGTTTTTGATTCGGGCCGCCAGGCGGAAGCAACCGAATTTATCAAGCGCCATTAACGGCGTAAGGGGCTTTCCTTCGCTCAACCACTTGAGGATTGACGCGCACTGCGATTGCATTCCTTTCACTTTCTTCAAGCCCAAAAAAAGGCCTTTCCAAGATCAGTCACCGTGAGGTGTTGGCGGACTGGGGGGGCTTAACTAACCCAGCACTGACCTTGGAGAGGCCTGTTAAGAATTATACCACCCGCCAAGGTGGGCTGTTTACGCTTTTTAAAGCGCGGCGGGAGTGTACCGCTTAAAACTCGCGGCACTCCAACCAGATATAGCAGTTATTTAGCTTGACATGACCAACGGATAGATAATCTAACCGCTTGAGGCAAGCGAAACCCCGAGCGCCATCTTCAGTTCGCGGCATTGCGCCCGGTAATGGGCCTTGATGGTTTTCAGGTCTTCGATGGTGTAGCGCTTCGGTTCGTGCGGGCCTTCCAGCCATTCGACAAGCTCTGCGCCGATCCGCTTCACCAGTTCAATGCGGTAATTCACGATGTCGCCGGACTTGTGGTTATTACAGGGCGCGCATTGTTTTTGTACGTTCAGCGGCTCGAACCGAAGTTCGGGGTTCGCCCCCACAGTACGATAGTGCCCGGCGTGATATTGGCCTTCATGGTGGCGGCCGCAACTCACGCACGGCAAATTTGCGTCGCGCAGGCGAATCCATTCATTGAAAACGGTCTGCGTCTCGCGCAGATGGTCAGCCCGAGTCTTCAGCTTCTCCTTTTGCGCCTTGATTTCCTTGCGTTCAACATTAGCCATGGCTTTTCGCGCCTTGCCCTGGTTCACATCCTTGATGGCAAGGCCGCACTTTGGACTGCATACCGCCTGACCCAAGCGCTGCGGCGTGAAGCTGATGGCGCAGGCTGGGTTCTTGCACTTCTTCGCCCTTGGCGCCTTCCTTTCACTGAGACTCATGCAAACCCCAACACGTCGTTAACCATTTTTTGCAGTTCAGCCTCGCTGTACTGCCCCCGGTAAATATTCTTCAGCGCCACGTTGATCAGCGCGCTGTAGAACTTTTCAAACTCTTCTTGCCCCATGCTGCCAAACGCCCAGCTCTTGGCGCGCAACTTCACTTCGCCAGTGATGCAGAACGTAGCGGTGTAGTAACCGGCCAGGATCGTCATGTCTTCACGGAAGCGCTCAAAGTCAGGCTCTACGGGGATGCCTTTGTAGGTAACGCCTTCACCAAAACTTTCGCAGTGGTGACCAAACGCCAACTTAACCAGCTCAAAGGCCTTTTTGTGGAAGCCATAGTTGCGCGGCTCCACGAATTCACCGCTCAGCACGGCGCCGGTCTTTTTCTTTTGAATCCATTCAGCGGTTTCATCATTGGCCGGCACCAGCACACCACCGGCCATCTTCTTGAAAAATACCTTCAAGTAACCTCCATCCAGAACGCCGCATCGATAGCGCCCTGGCCGCTTTCCTCGATGATGTCTTGCAGCATGGCGCGCATCACATCCAACGCCTGATCCCGCTTCAGCGGAAACGGTGACACCCATTCGCGGGTGTCGGTCATCGTCTCCTTGTCGTTCTTGTACGTCATCGACACGCCGCCTTTCCAGTTCACGGGGCGCTTCGGTGCGAAGCGCTTGCCGCGAATCCGGGGCGACTGGTAATGCAGCTTCCAGTCAACCCGGTAGGTCATTAGATTTTCACCTGGCGCGAACCGTTGGTGCTCATCGGCGTAATGACGTCCTCGATTTCCATGCGCTCGATCAGCCGGGCCGCACGGTTGTAACCAATTTTGAAGTGACGTTGCACGGCGCTGATGCTGGCGCGGTCGGTGTCGCGAACGAACTTCACCGCGTCGTCGTACAGGTCGTCTTGCATCGGTTGGTCGTCAGCGCTCGGCTCGGCTGGCGTTGGCGCGGTCTGGATATGCGCCTCGGTCAGCTCTTCGCGCTTGTACTCGAACAGCGTGCAGATGGCGTCGATCAGCGCCACCACTTGCAGCAACTGCGTGGCAGCGGTCAGGCGCCAGGCAAAGGCGCTGTCGGCGCCGTCAAGTTTCTCAGCCTCTTCTTCAGTCAGCTCGGCCAGGAACTGAATGCCGCGCAGCTTGAAGTCGTGCGTCAACTTGAATGCGACGTCATGGTGGATCAGCTCCATCAATTCTACTTCCATATCCGCTTCGAGCGCTTCGATCAGGCCGGCGCGGGCAATAGTCAGATCGCCCATGTCAAACTTGGCCTTGTCGTTCTTATATTTCAGCAGGCATGACGTGCCCAGCTCGAAGCCGTCAAACGCACTTTCGTCGCCTGGCTCACCATCCTCACCGAAGTAGTTTTTCAAGCGCGTGGTCAAGCCGCCCTTGATGTTCGACACATGAATGGTCGAGGTCTTGACCGAGCCGACGGCCTTGATCAGCAAGGACATCACCGTCTGCGCCAATGGCTTGCTGGTGGTCGGGACAATCAGGAACTGCGCCGCCTCGCTGTAGAAGCAATGCACGATGCTGGTCTTGATCAGCGCGTTGGCAATCAGCTTGGTCATGGTTTGCTCGGTGAGCAGGCCAATCAGGTCTTCATCGAGGTCGGCAATGTCGAGTTCGTTGTCGTCGGCGTAAGCCTGGATCGCATCAGCGACCGCGCGAGTCACCGCCGCCTTCGGCAACAGCTTTTCATCCAAGCGCACGCTGAAGGCATAACCGCCTTCAATCGGCGTCACCAGTTCCCCGGTGGTGCCGTTCAGAATAAAGCCGGCCCGCGACAGCATGACCTCGCCAATCGGCGCGAAGGGAATTTCCGCCAAGTGGGTCAGCATCAGGTCGCGGGACGGCAGGTCAGCGGAGAACGTAACGGCGTTTTTGAACAGGTTCATTGAAGCCTCTATTTCAGATTAATTAGGGGTTTAGTGCTTCGCCGTGCTCTATGTGCCACTGTCGATGGTGAACAGCACAGAGCCAGCGAACATTCAGCGGTTTTGCATAATCATCGTGGTGGGCATGGACATCTTCTTTTGATCCGCATGCCTGGCATGCCTCAGCAAAAAGCTTCCCATCACGCAAGGCATTATTAATTAAGTTGTGCGCCTTGTATTTCGCCGGGTATTTCTCCCGGTATCCCTTCACATAGCCGTCAGGCTGACGGTTGCCGCGCTTCCTGTCGTATTCACGAATCCTTTCAAGGTTTTCACCTCGGTGGGATGTAGCGTCTGACTTCGCGCAGGCCTTGCACTTATTAAGATGCCCGTCAGCCATACCTTTGTGCTTATAAAAATCAGACAAAGGCTTTCTTGTGCTGCATTTGAAACAAACCTTGAAACTCATGGCAACTCCCCTACTTTTTATGTCCCGGAGAGAGAATAGGCTTGGTCACGGCCTATTTACAAGGGGACTTAATTAAAAGGGATATCGTCGTCAAAGCTATCAAAGTCCGGCGACGGCTGCGGCGCGGCCTGCTGCTGGCGTTGTTGCTGGTTGTTACCGGTCGGACGCTGTTGCTGCTGGCGCGGCTGCTGGTTGGTCTGTGCCGGGCGTTGCTGTTGCGATTGGTTTGGATCACGCTCCGGCCAGTCAATAATCTGCGTGCCGCGATCCGCGTGAATCTCGGTGACGTAGTGCTTCACGCCGTCCTTTTCATACTCGCGGGTTTTCAGCTTGCCGCACACCAGAATGCGCGCACCTTTGCGTAACCATTCACCAAGGAATTCAGCGGTTTGACGGAACGCCACGCAGCGAACCCATTCGGTTCGTTCAACCTTGGCGCCTGTCTGCTTATCCTTGTAACTGTCGTCGCAGGCAATGCTGAAGCTGGTCACCGCGTCGCCATTGGCCAGGTAACGAACCTCAGGGTCTTTACCCAGTCGTCCTATGCCTTTCCATTCGTTCAAATCTGCCATTACTCACTTGCTCCTGTTGCTGCGATGGTGGCCTGTACCCAAGCCTTGATTTTCGTTTCCGGCCACGCTACCCAGCGCGCGCCGAGCTTGACCCGTTTGGGGAATTCATTATCCCGTTCTTTGCGGTCAATCGTGGACTTGCTCAGCCCCGTAAGGCTGATGACTTCCGGCAGTTTCAAAAGCCGCTCGGTCATTCTTTGACCCCTTGTGACGTCTTGTGGTTCGACATGATGCAATGTGGTGCTATCGTAATACCGTCAGCTCAGCGAAGCAACCGGTTTGATTCTAAAACTTTACAGAGGCATCACCCCATGACCGTCGATAAGCGTTTTTTCAAGGCTTTGATGGCGCAGCAAAAACTCTCCATGCGTGCCGTCGCCGCGCGCATGGGCCTGGGCCACTCGCAACTATCCCTGACCTTTTCCGGCAAGCGGCGCATGCAGCTGGATGAAGCCAACCAGTTGGCGAAAATCTTCGGCGTACCGTTGGCCCGTGTCGCCGAGGCGGCCGGCATTGCCAGCGTGCGGGATACGCGACTGCCGATGCTCGGCTTTATGCGCGGTGACGGCACCGTCGAATTGCTTGAGAAGCCAGAACGCACCCCGTCGCCCGATGGATTGCCGGAAGGCGTAGTGGCCGTCCAAGCGCGCACTACAGAGTCGAACAATTCATGGATGGATGGGTTTGTGTTCTTCTTTATGCGCACCGAAAGTATCGAGCCAGATGCGATTGGCCGACTGTGCGCTGCAAAGGTCGATGGAGGACCTATGACGATTGCGACTATCAGGCGCGGATACTGCGCCGGAACTTTCAATTTATCAGGCCCCCACCTTTTGGAGTCGGCAAGGCTTGAGTGGGCGGCACCGATCCTACAGATACGGACCTGATCAGGTTCGCGTGAATTTGCCATGGGTTTCGGCATGGGCGACCTTGTAAGCATCGTGGGCCTCTTCCTTGGTTTGGAATGGTCCAATGATGTTGTTCTTCCCGTCGCGCCACAGCTGGATGCGCCATATTCTGCCGTGCTTCTGAACGCCTTTCAGGCCAGACGCGGCCCTGCCACTCCTGTTTGCCGAGTTCTGCCCGTGCGTGGCATCCCTCAGATTGGTGTACGAATTATCGCTACGGTCTAGGTTCTTGTGATCCACTTGGCCGACGGGCATCTCTCCTGTCATGTAGAGCCAGGCAAGCCGGTGGGCGTAGTATTTACTCCCGCTTAAATTGATTCTTGTGTAGCCATTCCCATTCTGGGTTCCGGCAATGCTGCCAGCCTTGCATCTGCCTCTCGACTTTATCCAAGTAAATACGCCGATGGCTGGGTCGTAGTGCAGCAGGTTTTTTAGTTCTTTCGCTGTTATTTCCACATTTTCAGCCTGGCTAGTGATGGGTGTTGCTCATAATATCAGCTTATTTTATGCAGATGAAACCTAATAATGCCACCAGGAACCATAGCCGACACTAGACGAAAATAACCGTTGCCAAGGCGAAATAGATTCGCCATTATATGGCCTCAACCTTCACCACCTTGAGGCATCTATGAGACGCGAATTCCTGAAGTTCAACACCGAAGAAGATTGGCTAGCTTTGCGCGCCGCCGATATTACCTCGACTGAATGCTCGGCCCTGTTCGGCTGCTCGCCCTACGCCACGCCGTACAGCCTGTTCCACGCCAAGACCGGCCAGCTGGAAGCCGACTTTGAACTGAACGACCGCATCAAGTGGGGCAACCGTCTGGAAACGGCGATTGCCTACGGCATCGCTGAAGACACCGGCCTGCGCGTTGAGCCGTTCAAAATCTACGCCCGCATCCCCGAGCTGCGCATGGGCTCCTCGTTTGACTTCAAGATCATCGGCCTGGACGACAGCTACAAAGGCACCGATGAAACCTACCGCGACGCCTTCCGCGAAAACGGCCCCGGCATCATGGAAGTGAAGAACGTCGACGGCCTGCAATTCAAACGGGCGTGGATTGCCGACGACCACATCATGGAAGCACCGCCGCACATCGAGCTGCAGGTGCAACACCAGCAAGAAACGGCGGACATGGAATGGACCTTGATCGCGCCGCTGGTCGGTGGCAACGCGCCCATGCCGTTTATGCGCCAGCGCGATCGCGCCATTGGCCGCGCCATCGTCGATAAGGTCGGCGAGTTCTGGCACAGCGTCGAGATTGGCAAGGCGCCGGCCCCGGACTTCAGCGCCGACGGCGACACCATCGCGCGCTTGCTGTACCAGGACAACGGCGAAGTGGTCGACATGGCCGACAACGCGCGCTTAAAGGAATTGATCGCCCAGCACGTCCAGGCCAGCGAAGACGAAAAGAAATACGACAACCAAAAGAAAGCGCTCAAGGCTGAGATTTTGATGACCATTGGCCACGCCGCCAAGGTGTTGGTCCCCGGATTCAGCATCAGCGCCGGCACCACCAAGGACAGCGCCGGCACCTTGATTACCCCGGCGCACATTGGCCAGCGTATGGGCGGCAAGTCCGGCTTCAGAATGATGCGGATTTATCCCAAAGCGCAGTAACCCCTTAACCGTTTCGAGGCTTTCAGCATGAGCACCAACATCACCACCACCGACGACAACAAGCCGCTTAGCCCGGCCCAAGGCTTCAAGAAGATGTTAACCGGTGTCCAGCGCGAGCAGATCGCCGCGCAACTGCCGAAAGGCGTTGAGGTCGACCGCTTCATTCGCACCGCCATGACCGTGGTGAGCATGAACCCGGAACTGCTGACCTGCACCATGACGTCGCTGATGGGCTCGATCATGCTGGCGGCCAAGGACGGACTCTTGCCGGACGGCAAAGAGGCGGTGATTCAGGTCTACAACTGCAACGTAGCGAAAAAGAACTGCCCAGCCATTTGGGAGAAGCAAGCGCAGTACATGCCGATGGTGCGCGGCCTGATCAACATCCTGTACCGCACCGGCGACGTGGCCATGGTCGATGGCGTGGCGGTGCGGGCCAAGGACGTCTTTGAGTACGAGCGCGGTGACGCCCCGCGCATCATCCACAAGCCGTACATGGGCGCCGACGACGCCGGCCCGGTGATTGCCGCCTACTGCATCATCAAGCTGAGCAATGGCGAGGTGAAGCGCGAGGTGATGAACGCCCGCGACATCGCCGCCGTGCGCAGCATGTCCAAGTCCAAGAACGGCCCCGGCTGGAACAACTGGGAGGATCAGTTTGCAATCAAGGCCGTGATCAAACGCGCCTTCAAGCAGCTGCCGACCGACAGCGACGACCTATCACGCGTCATCGAGCACGACAACGCCGCGATGCACTTCGAGCTGGAGCAAGACACCGCCGCGCTGAAGGTCGAGCACAAGCCCGGCCAGCCGTCGCGCTTGCAGGCGATCATCAGCCAGGGCGACCAGAAAGAAGAGGTGTTGGTCGAGGAAAACCACCAGCACCAGCAAGCCAAACCCCAACCACAGCCCGCCGACGAACCGTATTTCGGCGATGACATCAACTTTGAAGAGTGCCCACCGTATGACCGCTGAAACTGAAGACCGCATATTGACGCAAAAGGAACTGGCCGAGCGCTGGAGCCTGACCACCAAAACGCTACAGAACTGGTTCAACGCCGGCAAAGGCCCGAAGCGCGTGAGCATTGGCCCGCGCACCGTGTACCGCTTGAGCGACGTGTTGCAGTACGAGGCGGACCACGCTGAAGAGCCTGGCACCCGCAACGAGAGCGCCCCTAAACGCGAGTTCTCGCCCGAGTTCCTGGCCAACACGCGCAAATTCAACAAAGACGTTTAACCCAACGACCCGCACAGAGGCATCACCACATGGCAGTCAAAAAGAAACCCGCAGCGGACGCCGCCGCTGACACCGGGGAAACCCCGGTCACCGAGCTGATCAAGCTGCCGGAAATCACCGCCGACAAAGCCCCGACCATCTTCGGCCATAACAGTCTGAAGAAATTCGTCGACGCCGCCCGCGCCGCGGTGATCAACGAAGTGCCGGACCTGAGCACCGACAAAGGCCGCAAGCGCATTGCCTCGTTGGCCGCCACCGTGTCGCGCTCAAAAACCGCCGTCGACGCTGCGGGCCGCCTGTACCTGAAGAAACTCAAGGAAATGACCAAGCCGATCGAGGCTGAGTTGCGCCAGTTCGAAACCGACATGGACGCCCTGCGTGATGAGGTGCGCAAGCCGCTGAACGAATGGCAAGCCAAGGTGGACGCGGAAGAGGACCGCCTGCAAGCCGCCATCGACCAAGTGGTGGCACGCTTCACCCTGCCGGCCGACGCCACCGCCGACGAGCTGCAAAGCGCTTTGTTCCACGTGGAACAAGAGCCCTTGACCGAAGACGTGTTTGGCCGCCGCCTGGAAGAAGCCGAACAGAAGCGCGCCTATGGCATCACCCTGCTCACCGATGCGCTGGCCAAGCGTCAGCAGTACGAAAACCAACAGGCCGAACTGGTCGAGAACCGCCGCAAGATCGCCCAGCTTGAAGAAGAGAAACGCATCAAGGACGCCGCCGACCTGGCCGTGGCCAACGAGCGCGCCCGCGTCGAGCAGGAGCAACAGCAGAAGCGTGACGACGACGCCCGCCGCGTGCGTGAAGCCGAGCAGAAAACCCGCCAGGCTGAACAGGACCGAATCGCCGCCGACCAGCGCGCCGAAGACGAGCGCCGCCAGTCGCAGCAACGCCAAGAGCAGGCGGCCAAAGATGCGCGGCAGAAGGTGCTCGATGAGCAGGCCGAGCGCGATCGCCAGGCACAAGCCAAGATTGATCAGCAGCGCCGCGACGACGAAGCCCGTGCCGCCAACCGTGCGCATTGCGGGGCGATCAACCTGGCGGCGCTTGAAGCGCTGGTGCTGGTCAACCTGTCCGCCGATGAACAGCCGGAAAGCTTCATGTCGAAAGCCGAAGCCAAGGCCATCATCAGCGCGATCATTCGCGGGCAAATCCCCGCCGTCGCCATTACTTACTGATTCATGACCGGCGCCTACGGGCGCCCTTGCAGAGGCTACACGGATGCAACCGATTGCCCGCGTTAACCCGAAATACTTCGCCGCGATGAACGTGTTCGCCGCGGTCAACGATGTTCGCTACTACCTGAACGGCGTGTTCATCGAGCCGCACCCGGTCCAAGGCGTAATCATCGTCGCCACCGACGGCTACACCCTGGGCCTGATTCATGATCCTGACGGCTGGGTCGCGACGCCGGTGATTGTTGGCGGCATCACCAAGCAGCTGATCAGCGCGTGTTCAGCCAATGGCATCGAGCACCGCATGACCGTGCCCAAGCTGCTGTACATCAGTCAGCACGGCGCCGTGGTCAGCGGTGACAGCCAGGTAGTTTCTGAGGTCAACCCGTTCGCCATGCTTTCGCTGCACATGAGCAAAATCGAATTAGTCGACGGCAAGTTCCCCGATTACCGCCGCGTGATTAACATGACACGCGAACTCGGCGCTGCCTTCCCGTGCGTCAATTCCTTGTACCTGGCACGTCTGCATGCGGTGGCCAAGCTGCTGATCCCGAACCACCGCTACGGCTGGGGCGTGGAGCTGCTGTCGTCCGGACGGAATACGTCGGTGCTGGCGCGATTCACCAGCAACGATCTGGAGCAGCGCTTTCTCGGTCTGATGATGCCGATGCAAGCCGACGCACCTAAAACCCCGCTGCCCGATTGGCTGATGCCGAAGGAAGAAGCGCCGGCACCAGTCGAAACCGTTACCGCCTAACCAACCAACTCAATAAACCAGAGGCTTCACCATGACCACTCATAACGGCCAAGAAATCAATCCAGCTGACAACCTGCCTTACAACCCGCCGCGCCCACCAATGCCACCGCAAACCCTGAAAGAAATGCTGATGGAAGGCGTGACCCGCTTCACCGAAAGCACCAAGCCTGGCGAGATTATCGACAAGCATGTTGAAAGCATGTTCACCGACATCATCAAGGATAATTTCCGCTCCTACAGCGACATGGGTAAGCTGGTCAGCCAAGCCATCAAAGACGCGCTACCGTCCAACGTCAGCGACTTGTTCGAGCTGACCCGCTACAACGACCTGGTCGCCACCGCACTGAAAACGCAGTGGGAATCCTCGGGCGTGACCGGCGAAATGCTGCGCCGCTCGCAGGCCGCCATCGATGAGGCGCTGAAAGATGACATCGTGCCGGAGTTCGTCTTGCTGTCTGACTTGCTGAGCGAGTTTGTCGAGGCGCACAAAGAGCGTGCCGCCGACAACCATTGGGAACGCCCGCGTATTAGCATCCGCGAAGACGACAGCATGAGCAGTTACAGCAGCGTGAAGCACCTGCATATCTGCTTTGATCCAGAGCCGGAAGATCGCACAGACCGATTTGGCCGCGAACAGCGCAAGCGCAGCGAGTGGGATTGCGACAACCGTATCAGCGTCAGCATCAAAGGCGAGAATGCCGATAAGTATGAATACGGCGAGGTCTACAGCGCGAAGCTGGAAGGCAAGCCGATTGGCCGCAACTTTATGATCTACAAGAAGTGGGAGAAGCTGACGGCCGCCCTGTACTTCGGTGGTGCGCAGCTGGTCATCGACTGCGATGAATCTGATTTCAGCTATGGCATCGACGACTAAATAAATCAGGGCGTCGAATGGCGCCCACTCACCGAGGAAACCGCATGAGTTCGCAAACAAATACCTATGTGATGGTCGGTTCCATGCTGCCATACGACCGCCTAGACGTTGAACATGACGACATCGAGGCGTACCGCGACAGCGCGTACAAAGGGGTTCACCACCACAACGGCCTGTGTGTGATCGCCGACGGCATGGGTGGCAAGTACATTGCCGTCGGCCGTATCCTGGCAAAGACCGACGACCAGAACGGCAACTACGGCTTCAATGAGCCAATCGACCTTGATGACCTGTCCCGCGTCGAGCTACGCATTGAAGTGGAAAAACTGATCAGCGAGCACTTTGGCATCGAAGACCCCGACGTGCGCGACTGGGTGTTCACCAACTACCGCTAACCATAACCGGGCGCTACGGCGCCCAACCCTCAAGGCAACCCCATGTTTGAAGCCCCACAAGGTAAGCCCTGCCCCGGTTGCGGCGAGCCACTGAGTGACCTCAGCACGCTGATGCGCCGCCTCTGCACCAACGGCAAGTGCGGCGCATCCTGGCTGTGGACGCTGAAGGACGAACAACAACCGCTGATCAGCAGCAGCCGCGACCGCCGCGCGCCATGACTAAGAAATCGTGGTTTGTGCGTGTGCCAGGCTTCGCCGTGTTCCAGATGGGCAGCGGCGACAGCATCAGCCATGCCGAAGCCCTGTATGCCGCGCGGCTGATCTGGCCGCGCGGTGACATCGAAGTCTTTTAAATTACGAGGTGAATGATGAGCAATAAAATTGATGTGCCGCGCGAACTACTTGAAGTAATCGCGAACAGCAGCGAGTGTACATTTGCCGAAATCAATGACGCTATCCAGCAGGCGCGCGCGATTCTCGCCGCCAACCCAGAAGAAAACACGCCGTGCCCACAATGCGGAGGCAGCTTAAAGACGTGGGGATGCAATTGCATCCCTCGCTGGCCGATGCACAAGTCCACCTCCGAAAAATGCACCGTACCGCCTACCGGCTGGACCTGCTCACGCCGCGCCGGGCATTTCGGTCCCTGTGCCGCTACACCAACAACCGCCGGTTAACGTCGACGATCAGGATCAGGCGCGGCGCCGCGCCTCGGTTCCAGGCCGAGTGCAGAACCCGCGCCGAATCGAAACACAACACTTCACCGTCGCGCCATTCCCGCACCTGGCCGTCGACCATCAGGCCGCAGCCGTCCGGGCAATCCAACCCCAGGTGCAAGCGCCACACGTCACCGATCCAGGCTTCATTATCAATGTGCGGCCAGATTTCCAGGCCCGGCACCGACAGCGAGAACAGCGCCGACACCACCAGCGGGTGCGCGATGGCCGCCGCCGTGACTGGAAAAAACTCGAGTTTTTCCTCGCCGTAGGGCAAGCCATGCCCAGCGTTGACCGTCTGCCCTTGCCACTTCAGCGGCAACACAAACTGGCGGATGTCATCGGCGTTCTGAATCGCGGTTTCCGGGCTCTTGAAGAAGGCGCCCAGCTCGGCCCGCGCCTCTTGGCGTATGGTTGTCCAGTGCGATCGTAACTCATCGACCAGCGCTACCAGGTCGGGATAGGTGCGGTAATCAATGAACCCACTCACGGCCATGCCGCCTCTAACTGGCGTTTCTTCAGGGTGGTGGTCGGGGTGCTGGCGCCGCTGACATCCCGGTAAAACTGCACGCCTTCGCTCAGCTCCAGGCGCGTGGCTGGCGGCACCTTCAGCACTTGCATGGCCTCGTTGAAGATTTGATCAGCGCGCTCGCGGGTAATCGCCAACACCTGGCCATGGTCGACAATCGACAGGTATTCACACAGCAGGTCATGCACCACGGCGGCCTGGCCATAGGCGCCCCATGGCGGGATCAATGACCAGAACACCCGTGGCACACTGGCGCCGTCGGTCAAGTAGCCGGCCGGCACCGTCACCCATTGTTGGCTGTCCTCGCTGCCAATGTAGTAGCGGAACTCTTGCGCCACCCGCCAATAGTTCGCGCCCAGCGCCTGGCTGGCGGCCGGATCGAACTGGATCAGCAACGGCGCCGAGAACGCCGTGAAGCTGCTCATGCTTTCCCCATCGCGCCGAGCATGGCGGTCTTTTCCTTGCTGCCGGCCGAGGTGCCGAAGCGGAAGTTAAGCACCTGGGTGAAGGCGGCCGTCAGGCAGCCAATCATCATCATCACCACGTCGCGCATCGAGGCCGGAATATCAAGCGCTTGCGTCAGGATCAGGATCAGCACGCAGAAGAACGCCACCACCACCATGTAGGTCAGGATCGGCGTCGACCAGTCACGCACCGCCGTGTACATCTGCCGGGCACTGGCGCGGTCGTCGGCGGCGATCTGCTCCAGGGCTTGCGCGTTCTGGAAACCGAGCGCCTGCATTTTGCTAGCAAAGTCGTTGTCGGCGGTCTTCAGCGCCAACAACTGATCCGGCGTCGCGCCGCCAATGGCCTGGGCGATGGCCTCGGTGGACGCCTTGACGTCCGAGCCGAAGGCCTGGCCCACTTGCACCGCCGCCATGCCCACCAGCGCCGGTACGCCCCCGGTGGCCGCTGCGCCAATCCAGGGTGCCACGGTGCTCAACATCTTCTGCCAGTCCGCCATGCTGTCATCCCCTTAGCTGTACCGGGCAAAGGCCGCGGCGAGTTTAGTGTCGTAGTGGTTAATCAAATAGTTGGCGCCGTTGTACAGACGAGCGCACGTCGGCCAGTCCTGCGCGCGCAAGGCCTTGAGTAGCGCCGGGTCGGACTGGATGTAGCGCACAAAGCTGTCGAGGTGCGCCGCCGAACTCTTGAACATGGCGTTGACCAGTTCCTGCACGCTGGCATACCCGCAGCGCTGCCAGTTAAAACCCATCACCTGAAAGGCGCCGTAGCTGGCCGACTCCAAGGCCGCCGCGCGGTTGATCTTGGTCGCGGCATCGAGCCGGTCCCATTCCTTGCTGCTGGCGCCATAACCGCCCGGCGTTTTGTTGCACAGGTCCGGCCGGGTCTGTTCCAGGCTGGCAGTATCGATCCCGGCCGCGAGCAGCTGACGGCGGAAAATGTGCCGCTCGAACAGAATCACCGGGCGGTCATCCGGCAGGAAGCCGGCGCCGCGCGATTCGACTTCCGCAAAGGCACGAATGGCCGCCACCGGCACGCCCAGCGTCGCGGCGGCCAGTTGAAAGTCAGCCAGGATCAACGGGGGCTTCATGGGGTATTCCCTGGGTCAGTCGAGGGGGAGACGCCAAACACCAGCTTCAGCCGGCCGAGAATGGCTTTTTCAAAGATTTGCATGGCTTGGGCGCCGAGGTGGCCAGTGACCGCCACGCAGATGGCCGTCCACAGCTTGTCGAAGTTGGCGATTTCACAGGCGTAGAAGGTCAGCACGCCAACAAACACTGAGGTCACCAGGCCGGTCAGCAGCGTGACCATCGCCGCGCTGAAGGTTTCCTTACGATCCCGCATCGAATTGAGAAACCGCACCAGCCCGCCCCACGCGGCAATCAAACACACCCATAAATAGGTCATCCAACCGTACCCGGTCGGGTCTTTTGCCACGGCCTCGACGGCCTGTTTCAGTTCTTCATTCATGCGGTGCCCCTGGCCCGACCAGTAAAATATGGTCAGATAATAGTCGCTATGGTGCTGTTACGAAACCAATGGACGCCGTAATGGCCGATTGCCAGAAGGAAAGCCGATAAAAGGAGGGGGAGTTCGGAGGGGGTACATCAGCCGCTAAGCGCAATTCAGTGGCGGCCGTCACTGTTCAGAGGCCCAATTGGATGCGCCGTCATCCTCTTGGACGGCTCGGGGCCAGATCACGCGCCAGTTCCCGAGCCGTATCTGATGAACCACCCGGAGGCGCCATCATTCGGCAGTGGTATCATATCAGCACTCACCCCGGAGCACGACCTTATGCTGTCCGACTACGTAGGCTTGGCTGTTATGTGTACCGTTATCGGCGCCTTCATTTACACGCAGGTGCCGCCGCACTGGCAAAGCCTTGGCGGTTTTCTGCTGATCGTCTTCGGCTGGCTGCCGGCCGGACTTCTGGCCGTGTGCCTACTCAAAGCGCCGGAATTGTTTGTCCCGGCGCTGATCGTCGCCGTCCTCGTTATTGCCCCCCGCCAGAACGCCTAGCCATCGCCCGCTGTTCCAGCGCCTTGCCCACTTGCTCGGTCATCAGGTTACGCATCGAGCGTAGGCTGTCGAGCTTCTGGCGCTTGGTGTCGCTGTCGGTGTCCGTGCTCATTTGCACCTGTTTCATTTCCGCATTGATCTGGCCCAAGTCCTTGGCCACACGGGTCAAGGATTTGCGCATGCCCAGTTCATCCGGCTTGTCTTTTTGCAGTTGCTGCGCCTGCTGTTCCTGGCCGTACTGCGACAGGTGTTGCAGGTCGGCATAGGCCTGATCGGACGCCTTGAGTGCGGTATAGAAGTCGGTACCGTAGCGGTTGTAGTTGTCCTCCTTGGTCAAGTCCTTGTAGAAGCGTTTGATCGGCTGGTATTCATCCCAGCTACGCGCCGGCAACTGCTCGCCCTGCGCGCCACGCCAGTAGGTGTCGGCCATGGCCATGGCTGAGGAACCGACCGCACCCAAATAACCCTGGATCAGATAATCGATCTGGATCGGCGACAGCGCCGAGTTGCCCACGCCAATGGTGTCCAGCGCGCGCTCGATGCCACGGCTCGACGCTTCCGCCAGGCGCGTACTGTCAGGGCGCACACGCAGGCTGGGGCTGAGTTTCTGCATCGACTGGTCTTCAATCGGGCGCCCGGTGAACATGCTTTGATTCGACCATAGTTCGGCAATCGGCTTGAACGCTTGCGGCGTTGGGTTCATCGCAAAGGTGTCGCTGAGCATGTGCAGCATACGGCTGGCGAACTTATCACCGCCCACCGTCGGGTCGACAAACTGCTCGGCCAGGCGTTCGCCCATGGTGGCAATCGAGCCGACTTCGAACGGCTTCGGAATGAAAAACATGCTATTGCCAATCTTGATCGACCAGTAAGTGTCGCGCTGCCAGTCTTCCAGCTTGCGATAGTCCTCGTCATCCTTGTTGCGCAGGTACAGCAGCGTACTGAAGGCGGTCAGCGCGCCGACCACGGTAGCGAAGCGGGCGAAGGCCTGCTTGTCCGAGGTGGTGCCCTTGCCGAACAGGGTTTTCAGTGCTGGCTTGCCGCCCGAGCGGTAGAGCTTGTCCAAGCCCTGAAGCCGTGCGTTGAGGAACGGCACCACATCGGTGAAGAACTTGATAATCCCGGCGTCGCCGTGGGCGCTGAAGTCCATCAGGTCGCGCGCTTCAAACGCGGCCTTGAGCTTGCCCTTGCCCTGGTTGTGCTCCCAAATCCCGGCGCGGTTCATGTTCTCCGCGAAGTCGGTCACTTCATGGTACTTGTGCCAGGCTTTCATCAGCGTGTTCGGGATCAGCATCGGGTCTTTGAGCACTTGCGCGGTACGCATGCTGCCGTTGAGCGAGGCCTTGAAGTCGGCCGCACCGTGGCCGTAGACCTGGCCGAAGTGGAACGCCCCGCCGCTGGCCATCATCCGCGCTCGCGCCCGTTTATTGCCGTAGGTCAATGCGCCCTTGAAGGCGGTCTTCAATGGAATGGCGCTGGTCGGCGAGGTGGCCATGGCCGCCAGCGAATCGCGGATGGCGTTGGCCACCACAAATTGCGGGGTGATGGTGGTCATGTTGGTGAAGAAGCGCTTGAAGCTGCGCATGACCTTGCGCGAGGTGGTGTTGACACCGGGGTCCGAGAGCGCCGACACCGCCTTGAAGGTCAGCGGGTCACTGACGTTGTACCACTGCTTAATCCCGTTCTCCATGACGAAGGTGCTGGCCTTCTTGTCCTTGTGCGCCTCGGTGGTCTTGTCGGCAATGCCCAGTTGCTCGGCGTTGGCCATGGCCTGCGTGGCCGCCTGATTCTTCAGGCTGGCTTGAATCAGGTGGTGGAAATTGAGCAGGGTGTTTTCCAGCAAGTCGTTGAGGTGCTGCTTGCCGCCCTTGAGCTTTTTGTAGGCTTGTTGGCGCGACAGGCCACCGCCGCCCGAGGACGGACCGCCAAGGTTCTCGTCGTCAATCACCCGGTAAAACGGCACGTAAAACTCATCGCTCCAGGTCGCGCGCTGTTCCGGGGTGATGATCCCGGATTGTTCGGCGATGCCCAGCACGTCATCACGGTGCTGCTGAAACTCTTTCCACACTTGCTGATAGAGCATGCTGCGGCTCTTGCCGTTCTCCAGCTTGCCGCCGCTGAACTTGATCCCGGCCTCGATTTCTGCCGGGGTGAACAGGTTTTCCCGGCCTTCGCCGAGCAGGCGCTTGGAGCGGTTAGCGGCGATCCAACCCATGAACCTGGTCATTTCCGCCACGCTGCCGAGCTTCTTCAGGGTGTCGCCCAAGCCTTGGGTATTGTCGTGCAGGTCAATCACCTTTTCCGTGGGGTCGAGGTAGATCCGACCATGGTGCAGCAAGGCGTCCACCGCGCCGCCTGCGGCCTGGCTCATGCGCGCCAGCACCCACGAACTGGACGCAATCGAGCCTTCCAGGGTGTCGGCGCCGTACAGCGCGTGGTCGTTGCGCATCAGTGGCGCGTACCGGTCGACGGCGGCCTGGCGGAAACGCAGACCGAGGTTGTCAGTCAGTTGGCGCCAGCGATCCGTCATCCGTTGTGGCAGGGTTTCCGGGCCGATCTTGTTGCTGAAGCTGGTGGCGTCGGCATCGGCCTTGATGTCGTCGAACACGTCGGAGAGCTTGACGCTGAACATGGTCCCGGCCTTGCCGAACAGTTCACCGCGTTTGTCCAGAGCCATCGATACCAAGGCATCTTTGGCCATGGCGCGCAGCTGCGCCGGGGTGACCTGGCCCAGTTGTTTGCCGTAGCGGCTGAACAGCCAGTGCTTGACCGTGCCCACCAGATCGTCCACCCACTTGCGGAAGGCAGCCGGCAGTTGCGCATGCTCTTCAATGGCGTAGGCGCCAAACTCTTCGGGCGTCATGCCGTCGGCCACCGCGCCGGCGTCCTGTGCCTGCTGCACGCGCTCACGGGCGCGGTCGAACACGTCGCGAGCCTTGCCGGTGGATTGCTCGGCCTGGCGGTGCAAACCGTCCAGGCGCTTCATCAGCTCGCCCCAGCGCTGCGAGCCGACCAGCTGCTCGCCGCCACTGTGAAACATTTCATGCAGCAACACGCCATTGGCGTTTTCGGGGGTCAGGTTGGCCGCCACCAGGTGCACGGTGCCATCCGGAGTGGTCAGCGCTTGCACGCCGCGCACGTTGTGGCCTTCTGGCAGCGATTGCACGTTGCCGTGAATGACGATGTGCCCGGCGTCGATCAGCTTGTTGACCACCGGACCAAACGGGCCTTGGGTAATGGCGTCGCGCACTTCTTGGTGCGAAGCGGGCTCAGCGACCGGACTGGACACCGACAAGCGATTGCCGTCGCCGAGGTGCTTGGCGCGGATAAACCAGCCGCCATTTTTTGGGAAGGTGTACGGGTCGATTTCCTGCGCTTCGGCCTTGGTCAGGTCGGAGCGCACCAGACCGGTGATGGTCTTGCCTTTGCCGGTGACGTGCTCGATCAGCTCAGGCTTGGGTTCCGGCTTGCTGCTCGGCATGCGATCCGGCACGTCCAGGTGCTCGATGCGGTCGAACAGTTCGCCGGTCGACTCGGCATTGCTCAGGTTGATGGTGCGCGCATGGATGCCTTGCGCGTCGTCCGGGTTGCTGTGCTTCTCCAGCACCACCACTTGCGTGTTAACCGCGGTGCCGGCGCGCTCGAAGGTCGACGGCGGTAGGTCGAAAGTCGCCACGCGGTGCAGGCTCTGCGCCTCGTCGCTGTCGAGAAAGGTCGCCAGGCGCTTGTCGGTCAAACCACCGCGCGGAATCAATGCGACGATCCGCCCGCCTTCACGCAGGTGCTGGGCCGCCTTGGCGACGTGCTCGATGGCGGTCTTGCCGCCGTTGCCGAACGGCGGGTTCATCACCACGGCGTCGTACTTGTTGGTCCGGTGCAACGACTCGAAGGTGTCGTTGATGATCCGCGCGTTGCCGTTGGCCAGGGCCGCCCGCTGCGACAGGTCATAACTCGGCTCGACCATGGTGACGTGGCTTTGCTGTGGGAAGAACCGCGCGATCGCGCCATGCCCGGCCGACGGTTCCAGTACATGATCGCCGGGTTGGATGTTGGCCCACTCGGCCATCTTCAGGCCGAGCGGTTCCGGGGTGGCAAAATAGTCGGTGCCTTCGCGCAGGTCGCGGCGCTTGCTGTTCTTCTGCTGGGCGAAGTAATAGGCCTTGGCCTTCTGGAACGGGGTCAGTGCCGCCTGCGCCGCCAGTTCGCGGTCGAGGGCTTTGCCGCCCTTGCCGTCCTCGGCGCTCGGCGCCTGATCATCGGCGTTGTTGTAGGCATCGATAAACGCCTGTTTCAATCCGCGCGCGTCGGTGCCCAGCGCCAAGTTTTCAGCGGTCGAGGCGCGCTCGGCGATCTTGCTGGCAAAGGCGCTGGCCTCCCAGGCGGTGCCGGTGGTCAGGTAGCGAAACGCCGCGTCGCTGGCTTGGCCGGTGCGGTAGGTGCGGCCTTCGATCTGGATCGCCGCCACCGGCTTGCCTGGCATGCCGAGGTTGATCAGCGCGCGCATGTGCTGGCCGGTGGTGTCGTGCAAACTCACGCCTTCGCGGCCGGCGTCCGACTGCAACACGATCAGGTCTTTGCCGCTGGTGTCGTCGTTGAAGGTGTCGGCATTCAGCCGGCGCGTCGCCTTGGGCACCGTGCCGTTGAAGAACAGCGCGTCCGGGAACGCCGCCGACAGGGTATCAATCGGCGAGAACAGGCCTTTAAGGTCCATCTTCTTGAAGATGTCCGGGCGCGCGGCAAAGGCTTCGCGGGCCAGGGCTTTGACGTCGGCCTCGTTGATGCTGGCCATTCCGGCCGCGAACGGATCGAAGCCACCGCCTTTGTTGTAGTCGTGGAACACCACCACCTTGCGCCCGAGCGCCATGTGTTCCTTGATCATCGGCACCACGGCACGGGCCTTGATCGATTCGAGCAGGTACATGCGCTTCTGGTAGTCGAAGGTCGCCATCACCGCGTCATACACTTTGCGGTACTTGCCGTCGTCATGTTCGCGCAGGTAGGCCAGGCCTTGGTCGATCTTCTGCCCCACGGCATCGTCGACCATCACAAACTTGCGGTCGTAGTCGTGCGGCACTTCCAGGCGCCGACCCGACAGCGCGCCGACCTCCTTCAGGTGCTGGTTGAAATTCTGCTCCATCAGTTCGGAGTCAACCCCGGTTTCCGGCGCGGTCAACTTGTTGTAACGCATGCGGTAGCCGAAGTGCTGCATGAAAAACTTCTCACGCGCATCACCGCTGTTGTAGCTCGATCCGGCCATTTCAGCCTTGTTGCTGAAGCGCTCGGTCGGGTGCGTGTAATCGAACAGGTAGCCCTCGGCGTAGTCCACGCTTTTGACGTAGGCGAACGGCGTGGCCGAGAGGAACAGGGTTTTCGGCAGGTCTTGCTGGCTGGCCCAGCGCGCTTGCCAGGCCTTCTTGGCTGGCTTCTCGATGGCATCCCACGCGGCTTTTTGTTCGGCTTCGGCTTCGGCCAGCTGGTCTTTCTGTGTTTGGGTCACGCCAGAATCCGGCGCGGCGGCGTCACGGCTGGCGTTCATCGCCGCCTTGTAGCTGCCCCACTCCTTGGGGTTGCGCTCACGTACCCACTGGTAAAAGCCGTCCGGGTGCCCGGTCAAGCCTTGCAGCTTCGACAGCGCGGCGGTGCCTTCGCCCTTCTCGTTGCTCGACAGGTAATGCGCCTCATCGGCCACGACCTGATCCCAGTCACGCAGGGCCAGGCTGTCGTTGGCGCCGAAGTTGGCATAGGTGGTGATGACCTGGCCTTCTTTGCCGTTGTCGGTGGTGCCGGTCAGTTGTTTGAGGTTAACGCCCAGCATCTTGGCAAACTTCACCCAGTCCGCGGCGATCTTGTCGCTCGGCACCACCACCAGGGCGTTGGGCTTGCCGTCGTTGATCGAACGCACGATCACGCCCATGCCGCTGGCGGTCTTACCGGTGCCGGTGCCATTGGTCAAAAGCATGCCGTTGCCCACGGCATAACGCTGCTCAGCCTTCAGCACGTCGTCGCGCTGAGGCTCAAGCAGGAGGGGTAGGGCTTTATCGATGTTGGCTTTGTCGCCGCGAACGGTCGGGGTGTCAGCGGCCTGTTTCTGCGCCGCTAGACGTTGACTGAACTCGCTGGCATCAGAGGCAGGAGCAGTTTCAACAATGTGGCCTGCTCGCTCTTGCTCAACGGGTTTTCCTGTGACGCTATCGCCACCGCTTCCGGCGCGTTCAACACCTCCGGGAGTGCCGAGCGTAGGTCGGAATGTCCCGTTTGGTTGATGTAGTTGCTGATCGCCTGATTCTCGGCCAGCAGCGGCGCCATCAGTTGGTAGGCGTTGATCACGCTGTCCGTGTACCCGTGCTGCTCCAGCGTCTGCGCCTGGCTCGCCAGTGCCGCGTCCAGCTGCGGCTGGCTCATCGTGAACAGCTGTTGCATGTCCGGGTTTTGCAGCGGTTGCGTCTGTGCGATTTGGTTCCACACGCTGGCCGGGACTTGCTGCATTTACTGCACTCCCTTGTTGCGTTGCTTCACCACGCGCATCAGGTGCTGGTCGCTGTCCGTCTGCCCGACGTGCGCCAGGACTTTGGTCATCAGCGCTTGGGCTTCCGAAGAGGCCTTGTTGCTGGTTGGCTTGGGCGTCTTGGCGATCAAGTTTGTCATGCGTGCCTCGAAGTAAGTCGGCGCCGGTCACTTCCGGGTCGCCGAACAGGTTGGTGCCCGGCTGAGTGGCGCGGGCCAGCTGAGTATAGGTCAGAAGAGCGTCCGCTACTGTAGCTCGGCTACGCGCACGGGCCAAGCTGGCGCCGCGATAGAACACGCCGACCCAGTCCTTGGTCGCTTGATCCAGTTCGCCGGAGAAAATATCGTTCTGGTTGACCAGTTCATACACCGACTTGCCCTGTGCGCGGGCCTGGCGCACCAGATTCACCGCTTCGATCAGGTTCGGCGTGATGTCGGCGCCCTGAGAGATTTGCCCGTCGCGTGCTTCCTGGCGCATCTGCGCCCATGGGCCAGCGGCATCGAGCAGCGCGCCGCCAATCGACTTAATGTCGCTGTCGGTGCTCTCGAACAGGTCATTGATCAGGCTCGGTTCATCGTAGGCGGCGGACAACAACGCGGCCTCGATCCGACGGCGGCCGTCCTGCGACAGCATCCCGTCGCCATCCATCAGGCTGCCGCGATCGCTCTTGCTGGCCACGTCACCGACAAAGGCACGGACGAACTCGCGGTTGGCCGAGCCCGCGACGTCGCCGCCGTGGTACAGGTGCAGGAGGTCGCCCAGCTGCTTGCCGTCGGCGACCGCGCGCTCGGTGGAACTCAGGGCCAGGGTGGTGCGTTCGTTGGCTTCGCTGGTGTAGGCCTTCAGCTCGTCATTGTTCATTGGCGTGACGCGCTCGCGCACCAGCACCGGGGCTTTCATCCCGCTGACGTCATGCCCTTGCGACTCCAGCCAGGCGCGGTACTTGCTCGCGCCGTCGGTGTTCTTGGCGTAGGCCTGTTGAATGCCCAGCGTGCGGCCGTTGCCGCTTTCGACCACACCCTCGGGCGAGACGATCGGCGCGCCGTCGGTGGCACTGGCGCTGTCGCCGAGCAGGCGCGGGTTGAGGTTCGAGGCGATGTCGTTGATCTGGCTCAGCGACGCCGAACGCGAACGGTCACGCGGCTGCAATTCTTTCGGGTAGGCCGGGTTAACCGCGCCGTCGGCACTGTTGGAGGTGATCAGGCTGTCGGCTTCGACCACCTTGCTGCGCACGTCGAACTCGCGGCCGCTCGGGGTGGTCACGGTTTGAACCTTGGCAGTTTTTGCCATAGTTGCCGGCTCGGTTTGAACTGGGGCACTTTTTGCCTCAGTTGCCGGGGCGTCGCTCAGCTTGGCCAGTTCGGCGCGCACGGTGTCGGCGTTGTCCATGCCGTCGACCGAGTGGCCGGCATCTTCCATCATGTCGCGCGCGCCGTTAAACCAGCTGCGCAGGTACGGGCGGACTTTCTCCAGCGGCTGGCCCAAGTCTTCGGCCATGGTCTTGGCGAAGACGGCAAACTGACGCACGCCGGCCTCGATGTGGAACACCGCCAGCTCGGTGCCGAGCGCCAGAATTTCCGGATCGATGCCGCTGTTCAGTTGCGAGCCGTTGAGCTTGGCCTTGAGTTTGGCGCGCAGCTCGGCCGCGCGGTCCTGGCTCACCAACTTGTTGCTGGCACCATACTCGGCGGCCTTGGCCAGTTCGGCGGCAGTTTCTTCCGGTGGTGCCGGCTCTTCCATCTTGGCCGGTTCCGGGACGGGAGCTGCTTTTGTCTCGGTCACCGATGGCTTCTCGACCTTGGTGTAAGTCACGCCTTTGTGCTCGGCCACGTTAAAGTCGGCGTGCGACAAGTGGGTGCCGCTGTTGCTGCCGCTGCGCTTGACGTAGACATTCCCTTTGCTGTCGATGCTGTCGACGGTGTACGTCTCGCCACCGGTGATGTAACCGACGTCAGCGGACGGGATGAACTGCTCACCTTCCTTGATCCCACCCATGCGCTCGCGCGCGGCCTGACGCTGGGCTTCGGCGCGAGCCTTGGCCTTCTGTTGCGGGGTTTGCGGTTTCGATGCCGGTTCAGCGGCTGTTGATGCAGGTTTGACCGCCGGCGTTGCAGTTTTCGGGGTTTCCGATGCAGGTTTGGCCGTTTCTGTTGCAGCGCCCGAGGCTTTCCACAGGTCCGTCAGGTTGAGCGCGTGCAAGCCATCGACCAGCATCTGGCCGTTTTTCACCAGCGGCGCACCCATCTGGAACGTGCGCCCTTCACGAACACCGGGCTTCAAGCCGTTGACGTTCTTCACGCCTTCACTGCGGCGCCATTTCACGTAGTCCACGGCGGCCCGCTGCGCTTCATACGGGTCGAGGCGGCGCAGGCCTTCCATTAGCGTGTTTTCATGGCGCTTGTGGTAGTTCGCCAGGTCACGCGCGGCGACTTCAGCCTCACGCTTGGCTTCCGCATCGCCTTTGTTCGCCCTGGACTTAGCGTCCTTCTCCTGCGCATCGCGCTGCAAGCGGGTGTAACCGTCGCGCACCTTGTCCTCGTAGGTTGGCTCAGCGGCTGGGGTTGCCGGCTTGGTCTGCTCCTTGAGTGCGGCGCGCTTAGCCTCGACCTTCTCGACCTCGCTGGCGTAGTTGCGGCTGGCAATGTCGCCAATCGGTTCGCCGCGCGCGGTCTTCGCCTCATTTTGCAGGCGGAAACTCTCCAGAAAATGCTCATCGGATTGCAGGTGTTCGGCGGGCGACATTGGGTCGTTGCCGCGCATGCGCATGCCGTTTTTGTTGTGCGTGATGGCATGCCCACGGCCGTAGGCGTCTTTGGCCTGCTGTTCCAGGTCGAGGGCGCGCTGCTCGTCCGGCTTTACAGATTCGACCTTTGGCTTAACATCCGGCGCGGTTTCCTTTACATCCGGCGCCGACGTTGCACCATTAGCTGTCTCGGCACTGGGGAACTCGCGCACGGTGTCGAGCAGTTGCTTGATCGGCGCGTCTAGGCGAATAACCTTGACCGGCTGGTCGCCGTCGACTTTGGCCAGCCATTGATGGTGGCCATCGAGGATATGGTTGTCGCGAGACACCAGAATCGAGCGCTCGCCGCCTTCATAGCCCAAGGCTTGCTTGACCTTGGCCGGGCTGAACTCTTCCTGTGTGGGCTTCAGGCTGCTGGCCGGGACTTCTTCCTGGGTGTGGGCGATGTCGCGCGCATTGAGGAACTGCGTCATCGCGCCACGGTGTTCGGCCTTGATCTGCGGCATGTCGGCGCGCGGCACGTTCAAGCTGCCCGAGGTGTCGGCGAAGCGCGTCCATTGCGGATCGATCTTGTCGCCGGTCAGGTCGGCCACGGCGGTTGGTGCTGGGGCTGGCGCGACTGGCGCAGCCGTCGGTTGCACAGCGGTCGGCTTGGCGGCTTGGGTGCCGGCGTTGTCGGTGGCGAACTTGATCGCCTTGCCGATGGCGGCGCGCTCTTTCAGCAGCGCCTTATCGCTCGGGTCAGCCTTGATCGCAGTGGCGATCGCCTTCAGCTCGGCGCGCAGGCTCGGCTCGTCCATCGCCATGTAATCGGGCGCGGCCTTCTTCACCACGTCGGTCAGGGTTGGCACTTGCTCGGTCAGGGTCGGAATGTCGACGCCAGGCTTTACCACGTCGGTCAAGGTCGGGATTTTGCCCACTTTACCGGTGGTTGGGGCCGACGGGGCGGCCGGTTCGGTTGCCGGGGTGGCATGGCCGCGATCCAGCTGCACGCCATCGGCTTGGGTGAAGTCGTAGGCATTGCCGTCGTCGGCCAGCACACGGGCAGTCCACTTACCCTGGCCATGGTCTTGGTAATCTTGCAGGGTGCCGGCCATTTCGCCGTCGGAGCTGCGCACGGTGACGGCTTCACCGGCCGATTCATGGGTGACGGTCGGTGCTGGCGCGACGTATTGCTGCGCGGCACGGGTCAACGGGCCAGCGGTAGGCGCGGCAACGGGGGCAGGCGCTGCGGGCTGGGCCTGCGCCGGTTGCGCCGGTTGCGCCATATCAGGGGTTGGCGCACTCGGCGCAGGCGCCGCTTGTGGGTCCATGGCGCCCAAGGTTGGCTCGACCCGTGCTTGCGGCTGGGCTTGCGGGGCGTGGTGGTTGCGGCCGAACGCGCCGGCTGTGGCGCCACCGGTCACGCCGCCGACAGCCAGGCCTTGCACCATGTTCTCGCCGACGCCTTCGCTCAGCGATTGCGTCGGGTCGATGTTGCGTTGGGCGATGTTCTGCCCCAGCTGCTCGCCGCCGCTCTGTGCGGTTTCGGTCAAGCCCTCGTTGCCGAAGCCTTTCATGATGCGCGGGATCAGCGAGCCACCTTCACTGATGATCTTGCCGAGGAACTGGCCGCCGACATGGTTCACCGTGGCGTCGACGATCCCGGCGTAATGGCCAGCCTCTTCGGCCGCGTCGGCAATGACCTTGGCCCGTGCGGTTTCCGGGTCGTACCCTTGTTTCAGCAAGGCTTGATAGGCCGGGGACTTGGCCATCTGCGCGTTGGTGGTCTGCTCGCCGCTGGCCTGCGATTGGGTGGCCTGCTGCGCGTAACCAATGCTGCCTTCCGAACCGGCACCGACGCGCGAGGCGATCTTGATTGCGGCCTGGGTGCCAATGGCTTGTGCCGCTTCAGCACTGGCGCCCGCTTCCAGGGCGGCGGACTCAGCGCGCACCGAGGCACCACGGGTCAGGAACGCGGTCACCGCCATGGCCACCGTCGACGGCAGCGAGTTCACCGCATCGCCCAGCACGCGCACAGGCGAGGTCAACGCCGACTTGCTCATGTCGGTGGTGGCGTACTTCAGATCGCTGTACTTGGCCTTATCTTCCGGGCTCAGGTCGGCCATGGTCGCACCGGCTTTCTTGGTCATCGCCTGGGCGAAGCGGTTGAGGATCATCCCAGCGCTGTGATCCAAGTAGTCGCGGTACTTGTCCGGCTGATCCTTGTAGATGGTGGCGATTTCGGACGGGGTGAAGGTCCACGGGTTGACCGCATCGAGCAACTTCGCGCCCGCGCCGGCCATGTTGTAGACGCCGGATTTACCCTGCTGCTTGAGGTATTGAACTGCGCCGACGTCACCGTAATACGGTTCATCCGGGCTCGGTGCCATGCCGGCCGCTTGGCGCAGCTGGTTGGCCACGGTCAGTGGCGACGGCTGATCCTGACGCGCAGCGTTGGTCTTGTCCTGATTGTCCAGGGTCAACGGCGACGGCGCGGTCTGCTGCGTGGCGTTGATGGCGTTGGCCAAGGTGTTCTTGCCGCTGAAGAGGTCGGCGCGCTCTTGGTTGTGCTGGGCAATGTCGGCCGGATCAATCACCTTGTAGCGGCCGGGTTCCTTGGCGTCCATTTCTGCTTGGATCGCCGCCAGATCAGGGCCAGCCGGCGCGGCAGTCTGCGGCTTGTTAGCCATCAGCTGGTCGCCGATCATGCCGGCCTTCGCCATGACTTCCTGGCCATAGGCGGCGGTCTTGGCGCCCCACTGCTCGCGGTTATCGCCACCGAAGTGCGCCTTGATCGCGTCCTCCATGCTGTAACCCTTGTCCAAGCGCTCACGCAGCTGCTGGGCGGCGCCGGCAATGGCCTGTTCCGGGTTAAATGGGTTGATGCCCAAAGCCTTGGCATTGCTGTCGAGGTTTTGCAGCATGCCTTTGGCTTGGCCGTACTGGGTCTTGACACCAATCGCATTGGGGTTGTAGTTCGATTCCTGCTGCGCCAAGGCCGACACCACGTTGAGCGGCACGCCGTATTGGGCGGAATACTTCTCGAACAACGGCTGTAGATCAGGCGGCGGCAACAGGCCGTTGCTCAGGCTGGCGGCCGCACTCGGCACCGTGCTGCGCGATGGCAGGACGTTAAAATCGGGAAGGGGTGGCGCCGTCGGCGCGGTGGCAGTAGTACCGGTCGCAGGAAGGGACGACTTGAGAAAAAGATTTTCTGCCACAGGTGATGTCCTCGGCGCGGTTGGATTACTGAATCATATGGTTCGATTCTAGCGCCAACCGGCGACCGAGGGTAGCGGGCTTACTGGTAGGGCACCATTTGCCCGGTTTTGGTGTCGTAGATCATCGGCACATTACTGACCGGGACCGCCGAGGCTTGCGGCTGGCCCTGCGGCGACCAGCCTTGCGCGGGTGGCCACTGCTGCGGGGCGCCAGCGGTTTGCCCTCCCGGCAGGCCGCCCGACATCGGGTTAGTACCGGCATTGATCGTATTGACGTCCTGATCGATCAGCGCTGCCTGCTTCTGCGGCGACATTCCCTTGAAGCTGAAATCGCTGTTCATCCGCGCCTGAAACAGCATGCGCCGTACTTCCTGCGGGTCGGCCGGCTTCTTGTACTGGCCGATGCCGAGGATTTGCGGCAGCGCAGCCTTGATAAAGCCCTCGTCGTAGCCGTTGGCCTTCAGGGTGGCGATCTTGCTGTTCAGCGTGGCGCCGGCGTTGGCCTGATCCAGCTGCTTGCCGGTGGCCTGTAGGTTCAAGGCGTTGCCGGCCTTCTGGTCTTCCAACTTGCTATGACTAGCGGTTTGCAGGGTCACTTTGTTGGTGTCGCGGACCATTTCGTTAGAAGTCTTATGGTCTTCCAGCTGGGTTTTGTACTGCGCGCCCTGCGCCGCCGTGTTCTGCGCCATGTGCAGCGCAAAGCCCTTTTGCGGATCGAGGGCGGCAATCCCCATGTTCAGCATGTCCTGCGTGCCGTTGACCTTCTGCGTGAACTTCTCGCCGCTGGCCTTGTTGGTCAGGTTCAGGTTGATGCCGGTGGTATTGCCGTCCTTGTCCTTGATCAGATCGTAGCCGTCGGCGTGAATCCCATCCTCGTAATAGCCGGGGGTGTTGTAGGTCCTGACCATGTTGTCGGCATAGCCTTTGAAGTCGCCCATTTGCCCGGCAATGGTGGCTTTGCTCAGGTGGCCCAGCGCGGTGCGCGTGCTCTTGTCCTGCATCCACTGGTCCCACTGATCGGCCGCGGCCTGATTACCTTGGGCAAGATAGGTTTCTTTGACCTTGGGCGCCACATTGGTCAGGTACAGCTCATCGAGGCCCGGCGCGTTCTTCTTCGCGGCGGCGGCCTGCTCGTCGGCGTTGGCGTAGGTGTTACCGTGCGTGTCGGTGTAGGTTGGTACGGTCATGCTGTTGTCCGCATTGGGCGCACTGCCCGTCTGCGAGTTGGCGCTGATGTCATCGCTGCGCGCCTGTTGCGCATCGGCCAGGCCTTTTTGCATGACGTTCTTCACGTCCTGCTGGTTGGTATAGGCGACGTTTTTCTGGTAGGCGTCAATCATCTGGTTGCCGACCGAAATACCGTCGCTGATGCCGCGCAGCAAACCGCCTGCGGCGTAGGGATTACCCATGGTTCACCTCCAGATTAAAGAGTGCGATGTGCGGCATGACCGCCTCGCGGATCACGTCGAGTTTACCCTGATAGACCTGATAGGCCTCGGGGTGCTGGGCCTTGAGCCAGGTAGCACGGCCTTCCGACCAGTAGGCCGAACAGGTCAGGCAGTCCGGCGAGGCGGCCAGGTGCTGGTAATACTGGGGGATAAAGGCGTTGTCGCGCAGGTACTCGAATACCGCGTCATCACTCCAATGCTCCAGCGGAAACAGCAGCTCTATGCCGTTGTCCAGGGCTCCGGAACGCAGCGGCGACTTCATCCGGTCGCTGCTCTTCTGCCCGCGAATGATCAGGGTCACGCCATCGTCCAGCATGCGCTGGTGCATCGGCGCCATCAGCGAGTGATAGCAGCAGTTGAAACGATCCTGCAAGGCCACGCCGCCGCCATAGGCTGCGCGCCCAAAGGCGGTGGCCGTGGTCGGCAGCAGGTCCGACGGCAGGCCGTGGTCGGCAATCTGCTCGTTGACGCGACCGGCAATCTCGACAAAGTGCGGCACCAGGGCGCGCACCTGCTCGACCACCGCCTGCACTTCCGGCACCGGGTCGCCGGTATTGGTCCAGTACACGGTCATTTGCGGCCAGTAGCGTTCGAGGACAAACAGCGCAGCCAATGAATCCTTGCCGCCGCTGAATTGAAAGGCGATGCGCTGGTGCCGGTCGAGCGTCGCCGCCACCTGCTCATGCAGGGTTTGGCTGCGGAACTGGGCGAGGTAGACCATGGCACCGGGCAAGGCCTGCTCGAAGTCGGCGAACTCACCGGCAAAGTGGCTCATGTCGCCATGGGTCAGAATGGTTTTGGTCGGTGCGAAGCCGTGACGCTCGATCACTTCGCCCCAGGTGTCGGCCGGCATGAAGGTCGCGTACAACTCGGGCAGCTCGCGGTATTCGGTAATCGCCAGATCGCAGATGAACAACTGACCGCCATCCTTGAGCACGCGTCGCGCCTCGCTCAGTGCCTGATTGATCGGCATCTGGCACAGCGCGCTGTTGAACATCACCACGTCGGCGCTGGCGTCCGGCAAGCCGCTGCGGGTGAAGTCGGCGCAGTGAATGGCAAAGGCCTCACCGTCGGGCGCATGCTTCAGCTGGTACTCGCTGGTGTTGACCAGATCAAAGGTCAGGTCCGGACGCTCGGCGTGCATCAGCCGCGCGACCTCACCAATCCCGCACCCGGCGTCGACGATGTGCGCGCCGGGCGCCGGGTTGATCAGTTTCAGCAGGTACGCGACGTGCGCGGCCTGGCTCTCGCCGATAAGTGCGGTCTGCATCACGCGCAGGCCTTGGGCCAGGGATAAGTCGGTGGCGCGGTTGATTGCCTCGATCAAGTGGAAACCCTCAGTGATTAGAATGCGACGGCCATCATACCGGCAGCAGCCAAGCCACCGACAGCGGCCGTGTTAGCGGCGCCGGCCTGTTGATTGCCCTGGTTGACCGCGATGTTCTGTTGCCGTTGATTGGACAAGATGCCGGCCTGGCTGCCATAGCCTTGCTGGGCGCCTTGGAAACCTTGCGCCATCACGTTGGTGTTAGCGCGCGCGCTGGCGTCCGCTGCCAACGAGTTGTTCACCGCCGAGTTACCCGCCTGCAAGCCCAAGCCCACCTGTTGCGCGGCGGTCGCGGTGTTGCCCCGGCCGAAGTTGGCCACGCCTTCACGCAGCGCCATGCCGGTGGCTTTGACCTGCTCGCGCGCGCCATTCTCCGCCCCAGCGGCGGCCAAGGCGGTCGACAAGTCATTCGATCGATCGACACCGGCAAAGCGCCCGCTAGTTGGGCTGATACCCATGCTCGCCATCTGCCGCGAGTTTTGTTCCTGCGCCTGGCTGGCGTTCGACATGACGTCGGCTTTGGCCGTGGCGGCGGCAGCGGCCTGTGCGGCTGGCGTGTCGTAGTTGTTCGCATCGGACACCATGCGGTCTTCGACGGGCTTGAACAGGGTGTTATAGCGGTCCCACTGATCATTGCTGCGCGTGCTGGCGTCTTTCATGTCGCTCAGCTGCTGGGTGGTGACCTGATTGTTCAGGCCGTCAGTCACCGCTTGGCGAGCCTGGCTGTCGTCATAGGCCGACTTCGAGAAGGCCAGCCAGTCGTCGCCGGTCTTGGCCTGCATCAGCGCGGCTTTGCCCACTTGCGGGTCAGCCGACGAACCACCGCCGCCGCCCTTGCCGAAACAGATGTGACGACCGATTACGAGCACCGCCAAGTGCTGATCCAGTTTATGGGGCCGTTGGTGCAAGCTGTTCGGCTCAATCTCAGCCGGACTCCAAAAGGTTTGCGTCATCATTGGCGATACTCCGGGGGGATAAACCGGCATTCCTTGCGGGTCATGCCGAGCACATAAAGGTTGTCATCGGGCAAGGCGTCACGGCACAGCCCCTCAGTCTGAAAGCCCAGGTGGCGGTTGAACTTGAGCGCGGCGCGATTCTTCGAGGCAATCAAGGCCGTCAGGCGCAGCAGGCCGCAATGAATGAATGCGTACTGAAAGGTGTACGCCAGTACCTGGCGCGTCGCCCAATGGCCGCTGCCATCACTGGCCACATGAATCGCGCAGTCATACGGCGAAAAGCAGTCATAGACCACCACCGCGCACAGCTGCCCGTCACGCTCGACACCAAAGGCCCGCGCATCTTCCCGAAAGCACGGGAGGCCGATCTTGGCGGCGGCCCAGGCTAATTGGGCGGGGATGTCATCGAGCACGATCTTGAGCATGGCGGTCACACCGTTACGAAATTAAAACCATTCTATTGGCAATCGAACCACTCGACTACAAAAGAGCCACGCGCAGCGCGTTGATCGCGGCAAACAGGGCGGCAATGTCATTGGCGGTATTGCCCGACGGCGTTACCGGCAGGTTAGCGACCAGCGCTTGCGCATGCTTGAGGCGCAGCGCCGCATCACCGCGACTGCCTCGGTCGCCGTTGAGGACTTCGAGCTTCTGCTTGTCCGCTGGGGTCATGTCCATGTCACACCTCGCCCAGCTCGGCACCGGTGCCGGCCAGGGTGATTTGCGTAATCGCGCGGTCGCTCGACACTTCCACCTCCCACATCTGCGCCAGAAAGCCCGACGGCAGCCGCGCCATCTTGTTGATCGTGCCCGTCGAGGCGACCAGTTTCTTGTCGGCGTAGATGTTGATCGTGACCGAGCGACTGAGTGACGGCACGGGTTGCAGCTGGTCGCCATTGACTGGGTAGACGTTGAGCGCGGCACCATCCAAGGCGCCACCAATCGACGGCTGGGCAAAGATCAGCGCGTTAGCGGCCTTCACCCGATCAATCTCGGCCTGAATCGCCGCCAGCTGATTCGGATCGAGGCCGTCGTCCGCTTCGATCAGGATCGCGCCGAAGTTGGTCGGCTTGGGCAAGACGAACGGCTTGGACTTCCACGACAGCAGTTCGCTGGGTTGGCTTGGGTCGTCCCACTGGTAGATGCTGTCATTGATCAGCAGGTACAGGTTGCCGGTCGGGCGGTCAAAATACAGCGCCGACGGCAGCGCATTGGAACGAATCAGAAAGGCTTGCTCGCCGGTCAGGTCGATAATCAGCATGCCGCGGTACTCGACGCCGCTGGCATCGGAGTAGTCGTAGCTGGTGATGTAACGCCCGTTGTAGCGCTCGGCCGCCATGGTGGCCGGATTCAGTTGCAGCCAGTCATCGCGCGAGAACAGCCGGGTGCTGATCACCGAGGCGCCGCCGCTGGTGACTTGCACCAGGCCATCGTAGGACGGATAGACCACCGAATAGCCCAGGTCGACAATCCCGCGCGCATTGATGCAGGGCAAATCCTGCTCGATCTTCTCGCTGACCATGCTCTCGGGCGCGGTGCCAGTGACGATGTACGGCTTGCCGGTGGTAGTGACGATGATCGACGAACTGAAGGCCCCCAGGCCGACAATCGGGTAATCCATGGTCAGGCGGTAGGCTTCCGGCCAGGCATGCGGGCGATAGGGCTCGCAAAAGCACAGTTGCTTGCCGCTGAAGGCCGCCATCAGGCCGTTGGGCAGCGAAATCAACCCGGTCAGGTCATCCGGTGGCGCGTTCCAGCCGGCCGACGGCAAGGCTTCTTGCAGCAGCTCGGGGCTCACCGTGTCGACAAAGTTGGCCGTGCTGACGCCGCGCTCGGCAATCAGGTACAGCAGGGTGCCGGTCTTGCCGGTCTGCGCCCGATAGATGCGCTGCAAGGTAATGTTGCGCCCGGTCGGCGTCGGCGCAAACCCCGACAGGGTGACGGTCTGCCCCGGCGTCCAGAACACATCGGGGCTGGCCGGGCACGGTTCCGACTCTTCACCGAAGGCGGTCACCCAGGTGTAGACATAGATCCGAGTGGTGCCCAAGGCGCCCGGTGTCGGCGTGCCGCTCAAGCTGACGGACAGCGGCGTACTGGTCAGGGGCATGGCCAGCGGGTAAGTCACGCCCGCTACCAGCATCTTGGGCACGCCATCGCCGGCAATGTACAGCCGATCATCCGCCACCGGCCCCGGCACGGCGTACACGTCGGTCGGCCAAGCCAGCCAGTTGCCGGCATTCTGGTAAATGGTCTTATAACCACCGACCGGCACGCTGCCAAACTGGTGTTCGAAACGCTGCTTGCGAATCGGCGTCAGGCCGCCATCGTCCAGGCGCACGTTATAGGCCAGTTGCGAGGCCGTATCGCCGAGCAGGCGCGGGATAATCTTCGGGCTTTCGCCGGCAAAGCCGATCAGCTTCAGTTTGGCCATGGTGCGTGCCTTATTCCCGGTCGGTTAGGTGATGATCCACAGTTGGGTTTGGCGCAGACCGGCCAAGGTCAAGGCCTCGACCAGTTCGGCGGCGTTGACCTGAAGCACGCTGTTGTTGCTCAGCACCCACGCGGTGGTGGCGCCGATACCCTGCGCCTGCAGGCCGAGAATCGCCCGCGCCATACGCCCCTGGCTGACCTCGTCGCCGTCGAAGGTATGGCCGGCCGCCGTGGTCACGCTAATCGCGGCCACGGCTTGCTCGCGCGCGGCCTTCTTCAGGGCCAGCGTGTCGGCGGCATCGAGGCTCGGCGCCGGGTCCGGCGTATTGCCCGCCGCTAGCCAGGCCTCGTAGGCGCGGTAGTCGGCGTTGCCTTCATCCCGTGGAATGCAGGCGCCGTCGTCCAGGCGCAGAATGGTATTGCCGTTGAGCTGGTACATGCTGATCCCCTTGATTACATTTCGGCCGATGCGGCATAGCGTTCGCAGAATTGCCCACCACCGGTGCTGGCGATCTGTCGAAACACATGAATCGATTCCGTGTTGGTGTCCACCCCCAGCGTGCCGACGTTACTGTTAGCCACTCGGACGCCATCGGCAATAAGGGTCAAGGTCGGCGATACGCGTTTCTGCACCCGGTATTGCATGGTGCCGCCAATGTAGGTGCCGGTTGGGGCGTAGCCGTTAAAGATGAAATCCAGCTGCTCGTAATAACGCTGGCACAGGACCAGTTCCAGCGCGTTAAGGCGATCCTCGAAGGGGGTGGCATTGTTCAGTTCAAACTGCGGCTTCTCGAAGGTGCCGTTGCTGAAGGTCACGGTCACGTCAGTGTTGGCGGTCAGTGCCGAGGTCAGCGCGCCGTTGGCGATGGCCACGCCGTTGACTTTGGCCGTTGCGGTGCCGATCCAGCTCAGGCGGTAGGTACCGCCCTCGATGTTGATCCCTTCAATCACCTGCTCGATGCCACCGGCCGGGGCCAGCATCTGGAAATGGTTACCCACTACCGCCCAAAACAGTGCTTGCCCGCTGGTGACCACGCGCCAGCGGTCGACGGTGTACTGGTTGGCGGCACCGGTGCCGGTGCCCGAGGCGTAACCGCGCTGATTCAGCGTGCCCTTGGCATTGATCAGCTTGTTACGAAAGGCAAAGTAGGCGTTGGCGTTGGTGATGTCGGTCTGCAACGAGGCAAACGATTCATTGAGCGCGGCGGCGGTCAGGCGCAACTCCACTCGGTCGCCGGCCGAGAAGGCTTGCGCGGCCGTGCCTTCCTGGGCGCGGCTGACGGTCAGCACATCACCGCTGCGGCCGGTGCAACGCAAGATTTCCAGCACGCCCGTACTCGCCACCAGGGTGATTGGGAACCATTGCCCGGCACTCAAGGCCGGGAACTTGGAACCTTCGCCGGTCGTGACCGAGAGAGAGGTCGCACCCGACGAGAGGGACGAGGCCAGCTTGCTGACCGCGTTGTTATTCAGGGTAACCGTGACGGTCATATCAGCACTCCACGATGCGAAGATTAAAGGTGACGTCCTTCACGCGGCCTTGCGCGGTGGTGGCGGTCACTTGGATTTGGTACGAGTTGCCGGCGATCCCTGCGGCGAGCCACACCTTCACCACCATGCCGAACACCTGCACGCTGTTCACGGTCAGTTCCGATGGGTTGGTCACGTCCAGCGGCGCCGCAATGGCTACCGCGCTGGTGATGCTGTCGCCTGCGGACAGCCAGCGGGAAAAATCGACGTCGTAGTCAAGTTGGTCATCGGAACGCTTGCGCACAGTGCCCAGCATTAGAGTCTCCTTTCGGCCGGTACGGTAAACCGGCGCATGTCGTCAGCCACTTGCAGGGCTCTGAGGGTGGGCGCTTCGATGTAGAAGCTGGGAATCAGCGGGTTGCCGTGCTGGCCGTCGATGAAAGCAAACTCGATGCGGGCCGAGCAGTCGGCGTACACATAGTGCCGCGCGGTCAGGTCGCCGCGCGTGGCGAAGGTCAGGTTGGCCCAGCCGGATGGCGCATAAACCTGACCAGCCAGCCGTTCTTGGAGCGTCAGCTTGAGGCTGGTCGCGGCCTGGCCTGGCGGTGATTGGATGATCGAGTAGGCCGTGCCGGCTGCGCCCACGGTAAAGCTCGCGCTGCCGACCAAGCGATGGGCGCGCGCGACCTTCTCTTGCAGCACGCCGTTGAACTCAACGATCAGGTTGGCGGCGCCATTCTGTACGGTCGCCGCGCGACCATCCAGCAGCGCTGACCACACGATGGCAAAGCTGGCCGAGGTTTGCGGCACCGCCTGCGCGTCACCGTTGACGGTGAACACGATACTGGCGGCACTCTGCCCCATCACCCAGCGCAGGCCAAAGCCCGACGCTGCTAGATTGAGGCTGGCCGATCCTTCGGCCGCGCGCCCATACAGCGCCTCACCGGCAGCGGCCAAACTGAGGCTGGCACTGCCACTGGGGAACAGCTGAAGCATCGGCAGCAGGCTGTCCGACAGGGTAATCCCGGCCGAGCCAGTGCCGACCAAGCCTTTCGTTAGCACGCCAGTTGCTTGCAAGGTCACCCCGGCCGTGCCAATCCCTGGCCGACCATAAATCACGTCCCCCGTTGCCGTCGTCGAGATGCTGGCATCGCCCACGTCGCTCCAGACTTCAATCGAGCCGTCCAGTGCTGCCGCGTTGACGAGGAACGTATTCACCTTAGATCACCGAAACGGTCAGTTTCTGTACGTCGATCACGAACACGTCGCCGGGGTTAAGGGTACGACTGGCGGCCAGGGTACCGTTCAGCATGTTGTTGCCGGCCGTGGCCGCGTCCCAAATCCCGAAGTTGGTGATAGTCAGCGGCGAGGCACCGTCGTACACGGCATAGATCAGTTGCAAGGCGTTCTTGCACACGCCGCTGGCTTGTGCGGTCCAGGCGCTGGACTGCGCGCCACCCAAGGCGGCATCTTTGCGCGCATAGGACGGAAAGGTACCGGTTGTCACTTCGTTGGCGCCCGTGGCGCCGGGGTCAGCGGTGTGCAAGGAAATGTAGGTTTTGGTCGGGGAGGTGTAAGCGACGTTGCGCAGAACGTGCTCTACCAACTTGCCTTCCAGATAGGTGGATGCTGCGGCCATCGGGCGTACTCCTTAGAAGAATCGGGCGCGCGAACGGACAGGTGCCCGCTGTTGGCCTTGGATGGTTCGATTAAACAACTCGTTGATTCGATTTTCAAACCGCATTGCATAAAATTGCGCGCTTTGCGGATCGCTGAACGTCTGTTTCGGCAGCATCAGGATGTCGGCCAGCGCACCGTCGGCAATCGCCTGCGTGTACTGGCTGAAGAAGTCCGGCAGCTGGTCCGCGGTATCCGACGGGCGCAGCAGGGTGGACAGTTCCAGGGTGCCGGTGCAAGTCGGCACCAGCAGCACGCTGCCCGGCTCGGTCTGAGTAAACCAGCGCGCCTCGCCGGCCGACATTTGCGGCCAGGTGGGATGTTTGGCCTCAAGGTCAGCCAGCGCGATTGGTTCTAGAAGGCAACCATTGAAGCGCGCGCTCTCGATTTCCAGCAGATCGGCGCCGTCCGGGGCGCAGACCACGTTGCAGCTGGTGGGCGTGACGTTGAACTGGTCGCGGTCACGCCACAAGCGCGTGCGCTCGCAGAAGGTTTGCGCGGCCTTGATGATGTTGGCGAACGCCGTCGGCTCGGGGCAACCGGGCGCATACGGCAGAATCTTGGGCAGGAACACATCCAGCTCGATCATGGCTTCCTCGTATTCGGCGATGCCGCGTCGGTGGTCTGGTTTTGTGAGCCCAGCGCCTCAGAGAACGCTTGGAAATAACCGGAGGCCATCTGTGCGTTAGCGTATTCGCTGTCCTTGGAATAGCAGCGGTACGCCACATAGCTGACAATCGGGCCGATGTAGGCTCGGTCCAGCTGAAGCACGTCGGTGTCGGCGGCAATCGCGGGCGGTGCAGCTGAATACAGCACGCGCACTTGATGCCCGGCCATCGCTCGTGGGTACACGTAAAAGCGGTTGGGTGCCGCTTCATCGAACATGTAATGGCGAATCTTGTCGGTGTACGCGCCCTGGCGCCAGTCCGGCACCTGATTGTCCAGCAGCGTGCGGTCAATGCGCTTGATCGGGCGGCCGCCGACGTTGGCGATCACCTCCAGCAATTCGATGCCATCCTCTGGCAGCGCCTGAAACCCACCATCGACCAGCGTTAATGCCACGTCTACCGCGCGAGCGGCGGGCCTGCGCAACACAATCTCGCAGGCACCATCGTTGATCCAGTCGTAGAGTTCTGGCTTCGTCCAGCGCACAAACGCCTCATCATTGAGGGTGATGGAGGCGCGACGCAGGATGTCTGAAACCAGAATGGTCATTATTCGCCCTCGACTTCTTCGTCAGCCGGATCAGCTGCGTCAGCGGCGATCAGGGTGCGCAGCTTGTCGGCGCCGAACTTGTGGTGCGGCTTGTGGCCGAACTTGGTCAGGTAGTCCGTGCGCAGGCCTTCCAGCTCAGCGGCCATAGCGACCGGGTCGTCGCTCAGCGCGGCGCCGTTCGAGTTCCCAGCGACCGAAACCGGCGCTGTCTCGGTGGTCGGCTTTGCGGTGTCGGCCGGCAGGGTGAGCACAGGCGCTTCACGCTCTTCGAGCGGTCGCTGATCGAGGGTGTCGAGCGCGGCGTCGATCAGGTTGTGGCGGTCTTCATCCGGCAAGCCGTTCCACTCAGGGGTGGTCAGGCCGCTCAGGTCCAGCGCGTGGGCCACGACATCCGCCAGTTCAACCGGCTCAGCGCCGCCCAGGTCGAAGGTGGCCGGGTGTACGGTGCTGCCCTTGATGGCGTACTCGTCAATCGGCGCCAGGGTCGCGGCGGCGGTCGGCAGGCTGTGCTCGACGATGGCCGGAATCAAGGCTTGCGGAATCGGCGCATCGCCCGGCA